ATGATAGAAGCCCCTGCTCACGACTTCGACACCACGGGCACCGACCCGATGGTGCACACCGTCATCGTGACGCCAGAGCTACAGGCCTGGGCGGCCGACGTGGCCGAGCAGCTGCGCGCCGATGGCTGGCCCGTGCCGCATGATCTTGAACGCCTGTGCGCGGGCCAGGCGCTGACGCGGCACTACTGGGTATGGCTCCTCGACTACGTGCGCGCGCCGCGGCCGCCCTGCCCGTTCTAACTTGGCGTGTCAACGGCGATCGCCACGCGCTTGAACTCCCGGGCCGTGAGCCCCCTGTCGTCGTTGTAGCGGTCGGTAATGGCCTGATTGGTGTGACCCAGCAGCGCCTTATCGCCCGTGCGCCGTCAAGGCGTCGTAGAGCCGCTCGCAGGTGTGCCCGGCAGCCCGGGATACATCAAGCGCTTTCGCGAGCTCTCCCGCTCGAGCGTCAGCGCCTCGGTACAGCTCGGCGAGCAGATCGAGATCGCCGCCGACTGGCGGGCTTCCGCCGGCAGTGCCGGGATCCGCGGGCACGCGGGCGCGGGATCTGGCGTCAGCGAGGAAGGTGGCGAGCTGGCCGCGCAGGCCGTCAGCAGCACGGTCAGCACGAGCAGCGGCAGCCACCGCGGCTCGGCGTTGTTCTTGGGCATGGTCGATCTCCTTCTGCTTGGCGGCTTCCCGCCGGGTTTCCTCTTCGCGGTTGACCTCGGACTGGCGCAGCGTGGCGCGCGCGCGGGCCAGATCGGCCTGGGCCCACTTGGCCATGGCGTCGTTGCGGCCGCGGTCGTAGCCGCGCGCCTCGATGCTGCTGGTCCACCAGTGCAGGCCGGCCAGCACGAGCGCGGCCAGTCCGGCCCACGCGGCAATGCGGACCCAGTTCATCGCAGCCTCCAGGCTTCGTCGGGGCAGTTGGCCGCCACGTGGCCGAAGCGCAGGCAACTGGTGCACTGGTCGGTCGGCGCTGCGCGCGCTGGCCCACGCTCGGCCACCACGGCCGGCCCGAGTACTGCGCGCCACCAGTAGGCCCACATCGCCCAGGCGATCGCGCTCATAGCCGCCCCCAATCGCTCAGCGCCGCCTGGCCTGACCCGATCAGATGGCGCAGCGCAGGCGACATGCGCTCCATGTCGTCCGGCCACGGGCCGGCCACCTTTCGGGCGGCGTAGTGGTCCACCGCCCGCGCCAGCAGGCCGCTCGGGCTGTACGGCCAGGGCCGGCTCCAGCCCAGCGCAGCGCCGACGGCCTCGCAGCAGGTCCAGCGGCCTCGCTCCTCGGCCACCACTCCCCACCAGAAGCGCACCATGGCGCCGTAGTCGTAGCCCTCGCCGTCGTGGTCAGTAAACCAGCGGTGCGCCCGCGCGCCGAGCGCGCCCGGCAGTTCGTAGAAGTCCCACGCTTCGGAGCCGCCGCTGTAGGTGATGGCCTTGATGCGGACGCCCTCGCCCATCACCGCGCTCGCACTGAGCCCGTTGGGCAGGATGAGCTCGACGTGGCTGTAGGGGCCATGGTCAAGGCGCTTGCCGATGACGTGCGAGACCGGGCCGAACAGCGTGGGCCGAGCGGTCTTCTTGAGCGCGAGCCTCATGGCGCCCCCCCCGCCAGCAGGCCGGCCGAGAAGTGGCCGCTCCTGCCCCACTCCGCGCACAGCTCGTTCGTGGTGTTGCGCCGGTCCACCAGGCCGGGCAGCTTCGTGCGCTGGCCAGCCACGGTGCCGTAGACCCAGCGCGGCATCTGCGCGCAGGCGCCGGCAAGGTCACCGGAATTGGCCAGGCGCTGGATCGTGGTGCCGTCCAGCGATCCGGGGCCCAGGTTGAACACCATGTCGATGAACGACGCGCGCACCCACGGGTTGTAGGTGTCCCAATGCCGCAGCCGGGCCTTCGCCTGCTTCTCGGCTTCGCGGTAGCGCGGCAGCTCGATGCGGTGGCAGTCCTCGGGCGAGTAGGTGCGGCCGGCAACCACCTCGGGGCCGGTGATGCCGTTGCAGACCGTCAGCGGCTGGCCCTTGCCGAGCCGGTCGACGTAGGGCGTGCCGATGTGCCGGCCCGAGCTCTCGAAGTGGGCGCCGAGCTCCATCGCCAGCAGCACCTCGGCGCTCGGGCGCTGGCCCGCGATGAAGGCGCCGCCGGCCACGGCCACGCTCGCCGCAACGGCCAGCAGGCGCTTGCGCAGCACCGGGCTCACGGCAGGCTCCTGGGCTGAGCGACGATGCGCGCGCCGGCGGCCGCCAGGGACACCAGCACCGCGGCGCCGGCGAACCAGCCGCTCGGCCGCTCTGGCGCTACGAAGGGCAGCGCGAACTCGACCGCGGACAGGCCCGCCGACAGGATGGCCAGGCGCACACTCCATGCGCGCCGGACCAGGCGCGGCCAGTCTTGAAGAAGCTTCATCGCTTCGACCCCACGTCTGCCGCGCGGCCGCGCAAAATCGCGACACCTTCCTTGATGTCGTTGATCGACTTCTGCAGCTCGCGTACGTCGGTCTTGATCTCGCGCAACGCCTCTTCGTTTCGCTTGTTGTCGCGCTCGGCAGCAAGCTTGACCGCCTCCAACTCGACCTTCTGCGTCTTGAGCTCGCCCTGGAGCATGGCGAACCCCAGGGCCCCCATGAAGATGATCGTGCCGATCTGGATGATCGTGCCAGTGTTCACTGTGGGGTCGAACTTCACGAGGCGTCGCCCTTCGTTGGTGTCGTGGTGCTCCGCCTCCAGAGGCATGGATCGGCTTCTGCTAGTCATGATGGTCTTTCGCGGCGGCCACGGCGGGTGTCTGGCAAATCCTGTGCGCAGCTACGCAACTCGGCAAATGTCCAACTCCACGACCATGCGGCGCTGGCTCCAATCGTCACCGGCTGCGACCTCCGAGGTGAACACCACGGACGCGCTCCCGAAGAAGCGCAGAGCTGCGGAGATGTGGGTTTTCATCACGCCATTCCCGGTGTCCGGCCGTTCTGTTCAGCCATCGGGCCAGCAGACCGCAGATGCGCCTCCAGTTGCTCGATCTCGTGTTGCACGTCCTTCAGGTCGCGTCCCAGCAGGAGACCTTTCAGCCGGATGTTTTCCTCAGCCAGGCGAGCCCGGTGCAGTTTTTCGACCAAGAGTTCAATCTGCATGCTTACACCCCAATCAGGCCATGCAGCATCAGAGAGTCCTGCAAGGACTTGACCCGAGCTGCTAGCTGCTGCAGCGTCACAGTGCTTTGGTTGAAGACCGAGCCCTTATCGGCGGTGCCAGTCATTGCCGCGTACCCCACTTCGCGCGCCCTAACCACCTGGACGTTGCCAATGGCGTAATTGCCACCGGCGCCGGTGTTCATGGAGCCGGTAACCGAGAGCGTCCCCGCGTCGTTCAGGGTGAGCGTCTCCACCGTGCGGGCGTTGTTGAGCACCGACAGGACGCCAGCGTTATTGCGAACAGTCCGTCTCGAGCCACCTCCCAAGATGTCGAAGAACTCAGCCTGGCCGGTGCCCGTGATGTTGAATGCCTGCCGGCCCGGCACACCTTGAGACGTGTCACCACGGAATAGATACTCCCAGCTGTTGCTGTTGGATGCTGCAGCGTAGAAGGCCGCCGTTCCGTCGCCGACGCTAGGCGTGCAGTAGTAACCCAGATAGTTGCCAGCGACTGGGTCGACCACCGACTGCTGCGCCGCGATCTGGTGCAAGATGGCGCCGGTATTTGAGAGCACGCTGCACTGGCTTTCCAGCACTGCTGCGTATCCGTTTCCGGTTACTCCGACGTTTGCCAAGATGCCTGCGCAATCGCCGTTGTATCCCCCGCCCGTGGACGATGAGTTGCGTACCACAATGTTCAGCCCGTCAATCTCGCCGGCCACGGTGCTGGATGGCCAGCCCTCTTTGATCATGCTGATCGTCATGCCGTAGTCGGCGCTCGTGGGGCCGTTCGTACCCGACCCAACCGGTCGCGCGATGAGCGCGCTGGCCTGATTCATGATGCCAACGTGCGGGCCTGGCATCCTGTCGTACTGCGTGCGGCGAGAAAACTGGGCCGTCTCGCCAGCCTCGGCCAGATAGACGGGAACTGCCCGGTAGCTGTCGAAGATCCACGACGTGCTGTAGGCGGTGGCCGGAGTTCCGGACGGAATAGCAGTCGCTCCCGCCGGAACGTACACCGCGCCAGCCTTCGCGGCATTGGCGAGAGACGAATAGTCGGAGACGGACTTGAAGTCGTCCAGCTTTTGCTGGACTGTCCGCGCCACAGTGCCGCCGCCAGACTGCTGTGACCCGACTCCTGATGCTCCGGTTGGGGATGCAAGATCGCCCGCCACGACGCCCTGGTAAACCCGCCACTTGGCCTGATCCGAAGCAAAGGTACTGCCAGAGAAATGCGACTCAACTGCAATGTACCAAGTCCCGGCGACCTGCACCACATCTTTGCTGTCGTAGTTTGTTGATGCGGACCAGGCGCCACGCGGAGTGATGCTTTTAATCGAATAGACCGCTCCACTCGCCGTGGTCCTGGTTTGCCCGAAACGGTCTGCGTACGTCAAGCCTTGCGAGTTGACGATCTCATCCAGCTTCTCCGCGTTGAACAGCAGGTCCACGGGATTGCTGCTGGGAACCGGACTAGCCGTCGGGGTGGTCATGCATCAGCTCCGTAGATCCGTTCGTCATAGCTCACCAATGCTAGGGAGCAACTGTTCTTGCCGACGGCGCGGATGTCGGTCACCGTGTACAGGCCGGCCCCCTCCATTTCTGCGGCGGTCAGGCCAACAGCGAAGGCGTAGCGGCTGCCGAGCTGTCGCTCTCCGCCTGCCACATAGACGCCGGCCGGCGCGCTCTCCAGCCGCACGCCTGCCGCATCGGGGTAGCAGCGGATCGGCGCGCCGAGGTAGGCGCCATCGGCGCCAGTGAACAGCATCCGGCCCTCGGCCTGCCCCTTCCAGTAGATCGGTTCGCTGGTCTTGATGACCAGGCCGTCGATAGCCAACACCTCACCGGCCTGCAGTCCGTCGTCGCCGGCGAAATCGTTGGGGTCGACCCAGCGGACCAGTGAGCCGCGGCCGAGTGACCCGCCATCGCTCATGGCCGTGTCGCTGACGCTGACGCGCTGGTAGAGCAGCCGGCGCGCCTCCAGTTGGGCGCGGTTCGTCGCCTGGGCAAGCGTGGTGCACCCGGGCTGCTTGATCTTCTTGGGGTTGCCGCTGAGGCCGGAGACCACTGAGCCAGACGTGATGTCCAGGCGCACATAGGCCTTTTTCGACTGGCTGGCCTCGTCGACGTACTCGACCTCGACCCCGTCGTTGGAGGCCGGCAGGTGTGCGGCGTAGCTGATCGCTGATTCCCCGTCGCCGGCAAGATTGCGGTAGTCCAGCTGCAACTCGGGGTATGCGCGCGCCTGGTCGCGCGTGAAGGTCCATTTCGTCCCGTCGCGCCACACCACGCACCGCGCCGCGTCCGCCACCAACTGCAGGCGCTCACCCAGGCTCATATCCAGGTCGTCGATGCTCATGTCGAACGACAACAGCGGCGAGTTCTCCCCTAGATCTGCATTGATAGCGGCAAGCTTGTCGGTGTCGATCTCGCTGATGCTGTTGCCTGCGAGCGTCCAGATGTGGGCGATCGCGCGCCCGAAGTTGCGCGACTCGCCCACGGCATCGGTGCTGAGGCCGCGCACGTGGCGCAGCCAGCGTAGATTGAATTTTCGGTCGCTGAAGCCAGTTGCTTCGATGGTGGCCTTCGTGGTCACCCGCAGGACTGTGACGCCGGGCAGCACCTTCTCGGCATAGTGGCGGACGGCGTACAGCTCCTCCAGCTTCGCGACGTCGGCGCCGCTCTCACCGATCTGCAGCGTCGTGCGGGTGAACTGGACGCGGTAGCGGCCCGTGCCCGCCGCAGGCGTGGCGTCGTTGGTGTAGAACCTCTGGTCGTAGGTGTTGGCGGTATAGGTGTTGTCCTGCTGCTCGCGCGTGCCAGGCACTTCGACGCCAGCGCCGTCGACCTTCCACCACTCCGCGCGAATCGTCACCGCGCCCTTCAGCCCGCGCAGGAAAACTGTGTTCCATCGGAGGCGCTGGCCGTCCAGCGGCAAGGTGTAAGGGCCGAGGGTGCTGGTTACCTGACCGTGCGGCGTTATCGTGAAAACGACTCCCGTGTGAGCTTGGTCTGCAACCCAGGGAGTGCAGCCGAATGTGAAGGTGGCGACACCGGATGTGACCGAGACACCAAGAACGGCGCAAGCCTCACTGAACGTCTCGTCCGGCGGGTAGGAGAACGACACGCCCGCCAAGCCAGTGGGGGCCAAGGACTTCAGCTGCGCCAGCGATGGTGAGTCGGGAATAGTCACCGTGAAAGTCGTTGCATCCTCGATGGCCGAGAACGATCCCACAGCCCCTACAGCGGCGAACGCAACTGGGTACTCCACCTCCTGGCCGTTCACCTCCTCGCTGGAGAAGGTCTCCAGTACGTCGACGAGCGTGGTGGTGCTGAACTCGGCGTACCCGGCGGACGGCGCCGGCGCGAACACCTCGTAGCTGGCGCCTTCGATGTCGCCGAGCGGCGTCTCTGCGTACTGGACGTTGGAGATGGTGCCTACCCCGCGGCTCACACACATCCATTCCGTGACGTACTTGATCTGGTCTATGTACTCGACCGTGCTGGGCTGGATCAGGTCGGGCCACACACGGCGATGGCCGTAGACGTCGGGGATGGCTTGGTAGGTCCGCGCGACGTTGGTCTGCCCTGTCAGGCTGTTGTTGGGGCTGTCCTTACCCACGCCACCCGCCCCGGGAGGCTTCGGCATCAGCACGTAGGTTGCCACCGCCAGAGCAGCGACCGCGATGTAGAGCCAGGTGATCGGGTCGAAGCCCTCTGGCCGGCGGACGACGGTCACGAAGTCGGCGATCGACGGCGCGGCATCCATGCGCGGCTCGGTCAGCGGGTCGACCCCGATGCCATTGAACAGCAGCTTGGCGCCGCCGCCGCTCAGCAGGTGCTGTTCAATGTTCTGCTGGATCGTGCGGCTGTAGTCCCATGCGTGGCGGTGCAGGCCCAGCGCGCCCGTCGGGTCATTGAGTATCGTGAGCATCGGTGTACCGGTAGAACTTGATCTCGCCGTAGGCGCGCTGCACGACAGCCAGCCGCGACACGCGGACGCTGCCTGGGTGGTCCTGGCTGCCTTCGGAATGCAGAACTTCGGTGCTCGTCAGCAGCACGCCGCAATGCGTCGGCGCGCCGTTGCGCCAGGCCATGAAGCAGGTGACGCCGGCCTCGGGCTCGCACTCGCGCCAGCCGGCCGTGGCATGGAAGCCTGTGGCAATGTCTGTCGCCGGCACTTCCCCTAGCTCAATCCCGAGCACATGCCGGTGATACAGAACGATGCACCCGAAGCAGTCCATGCCGTCGAAGTCGGACCGCCAGCGGATCCACGGGATGCCCACAGCGCGGTGAGCGAACTGAGAGGGGGTCAGGAGGTCCGGCACCAGCCCCATGCTAGGGAGCGTGGCTAGATGAGCTCCAGCCCCGTGAACACGCCGGGCTCGTAGATGATGGCGCCCGAGCGCCGCGCTGGGTTGTCCACGGTCGCCGTGACCTGCACGGCCTCCGCGTTGAACGCGACGCCGCCCTCCTCTGCCACGTACAGCTGCCAGGCGACCTTTGGCGCAGACAGGTCGTCGAAATAGACGGCGTACTGCACGGCGATCGGCTCGCGCGAGCCCGCGGCGCGGAGCAAGGCCAGCTGCCGCTTGAACTCGCGTCCGACGACGTTGCGAGGAAATGCCAGCGTGAGCTTCGCTGTCGTGCTGGTCTTGTCCGGTGGCTTGATCGTCATCGGCGCCGGCTGGTAGACCTGGCCACCAAGTGTGACCGGCTCGAACACGTTGGAGACGAGCCTGATTGGCGCCGCGAAAGCGGAGTTGGAGAACGTGACCGCCTCGTACTGCGGGCCTGGGTTCTTGGTAGACCAGAAGGTGGCCTTGTCCATCAGGCCTCCGGCATCTCGACGTTGATCGCGCGGTCCAGCGGGTCCAGCCATTGCGGCCAGTTCGGCAACCCGATGATGAGGTCAGCCGCCTCGATGTAGCCATCAGGGACCACCTGCGCGCGCGCCATGATCTTCACCTTGTAGGTGTAGATCCCCGCCTGCTCGGTGGCGTCGGCGAGGCCGTCAGGCAGGAATCGGCACACGTGCTCGATCAAGCCGAACTCGGTGCGAATCGGCATGCTGAACTCGAGCAGCCCGCCAAGCACCACCGTTTTGAGCCACAGTTGGAAAGCGATGCTTTGGTACTGGTCAAACCGCAGCTCGCCATCCCAGAACACCGGCACGTCTGTGCCCGTGGCTTGGGCGTAGCCATACCCGCGGCGGGGCTCAGCGACGGTGAACGACGCTGCCTGGCTTCGGCTCTTGGTCGCCCGCAGCAAGGGGGGCAAGGTGGCTGGGTAGGCGGGGATCGGCACGGAGTCATGCTACGGAGCGCCCCTGCCTTAGACTCGCGCCCATCGCAGCCCGCCGGACGCCCCATGAGAACTCTCGCCACCATCGCCCTGTCGGCCGCCCTTGTCGCCTGCGCAGCTGGCGGCGTCAGAGTCACCGACGACCAGCTGACCCGCTTCAAGGCCGGCGAGACCACCAAGGCGCAGGTGATTGGCGCCCTAGGCGCGCCGACCATGCAGATGCGTCTGGCCGACGGAACATCCATGGTCGTCTACAGCTACTACGAGGCCAAGGTCCGGCCGGCAACGTTTATCCCGGTGGCCGGCGCGTTCGCGGGCGGCTCAGACTCGTCGACGAACACGGCGACCCTGCGATTCGATTCCAGCGACCGCCTGATCGACACCACCAGTTCCTCAAGCGCCACGGGCAACGGCATGGGCGCCGCCGCCGGCCAGATCCAGCCCGCCACGGGCGATCAGCCGCGGAAGTAGTCGCTCAGAGCGCGCCGCGCACGTTCGATGCACCGCGCAGCGCGGACCACGCCTCTCCCTCATTGCTTCGGAACTGGCTTGCGATCTCGCCGATGGCGATCTTGACCGTCCGCTCGGTCTGGTCGACTGTGGCGGTTGTGCCGGGCGGAGCCTGGTTGATGATGATCTTCCACTCCGGATTGCCTCCGACCTGATCGGCCGCCGTGACCTGGCCAGACTTGGTCGGGAGCATGTACTGCTGGCCGTTGGAGCCGGTGAACATCTCAGGGGCGCCGGTCTCGTTGACGCGGTACATGCCGCCGGCCGACACCGGTCCGCCGTACTGCCGCGCGCCGGCAAGAGGGGCGGTCGCCAGCGCTGGCGCGCCGAGGCCTGCGGCGGCTGCACCGGCGGCAGCAGCGGCGGCAGGCGCCAGAGCCGGGCCGATGATCGGGATTGCCGCCGTCGCGGCGAAAGCGTTCTGCGCCGCCAGGGCGCTCATGCCGGTGACCTGTGCGCCGATGCTAGCGGCGTAGACGGCACCGTTCGCCACCTTCTTCGCCTTGTCGGCCGCCGCGAGCGTGTCGCCGAGCAGCGCGTTCTTGATCTGCTGCACGCCGATCTGCACCAGGGCGCTCACAGCCTCGTTCAAGACCGTCGTGGCCAGCCCGCGCATTGCCTCCTGGGCGGTCAAGGTGCCGTCGATCAGACCCATGATCGTGCCCGTCGCCGACGAGCTCAGTGCGTTCAGCGAGTCGATCAGGAAGGCGTTCGCCTCGTTCTGAGACCGGAACGTCTGCTCCGCCAAGGCGGTGCGCTGCAGCTGGTACTGGCTCTCGAGTTGCGCGCGCGCCAGCAGACCCTGCTCGGTGATGTCCACGCCAGCCTGGGCCATGAGCCCTTCGTACTGGGTGACCAGCTGCAGCTTGGCTTCGTACTCCTGACGCAGCGCGTCGACGGGGTTGATCGCCCTGGTGAGGTTCGCCGCGTACTCGATGGCCTTTTCCTGCTCGCGCTTGTTCTTCTCGCGCGCGTCGGCGGCCTCCTTGTCGGATTTCTCTCGGTCCTTGTCGATCTTCTCCTGGGCCCTGGCCATCACCTTGACTCGGTCATCCTCTGCCGTCTGCACGATCAGCTTGACGGCCTCTGCGTAGGTTGCCTCGCTGATCTTCTTCTCGTCCAGGTTCTTCTTGGCGACGCGCAGCTTTTCGGTCTCCGTTTCGTTGACGACGTTGATCTCTGAGGCCTGAGCCACACGCAGGGCGGAAAGGTAGGCCGCATCGTCGAACTTCTCGTCAGCGGTCTTGGCGACCTTCTTTTCCTTCTTTGGCGGGTTGATCTTCTGGCGGATGCGCTGCTCGAGCTCCGGCGTGAATGCGTCGCCCAACTCCTTTTTGGCCTTGGCGACCTCGGCGTTCGCGCGCTCGATGTCGGTCGCGTACTTGGTCGCCCACTCGCCCGCCTTTGACTGCTGGCCGATGTCGGAAAGCTGCTTGGTCAGATCGCGGTTCGTGCCCAGGGCCGCAGAGATGTCCCGGTACTGGCCCTCGAGTTCGATCAACTGGATTTGCTCCGGCCCTGTGAGCGCCGCGCCCTTCGCCTTGAGCTTGTTGATCTCGGTCAGCGTGCCCGCCAGCTTCTCGGCGTCTTTGCTCCCGCTCTTGGCCGCATCGGCGTTACCGGCCTTGGCCAGTGCGATGCGCTCGCGCAGCTTGGCGTTCTGCCGGTCCAGGCTGGCGATGATCTCGCGGCTGCTGGCCTCCACCTCGCCGGCGGCTTTGGCGCTCTCCTCCTTCGCGGAGTTGCCCCACAGCATCCAGGCTGTGACGCCCAGGCCCAGCAGGGTCGTGATGAGGCCGATCGGCCCGCCGACGGCCGCCAGCGCCCGGCTGGCCACGGTCGACGCGACGCTCGCCGCGCCCAGGGCCGCTGTGTTGGCCGCCTGGGCCGCGGTGTGAGCAGTCGTTGCTGCCGTCATTGCGGCCGTCACTGCCGTCTGCTGCTGACCCAGCACCGCCATCTGGCGCAGGATCGCGGCGCGGGAGGCCTCCGCCGCAGCGGTGGTCATCTCGGCTTCGCGCAGTATCGACAGCGCAAAGCTCTGCGCACCGGCTGCGCGCGCGGCGGCGGCCTGGGCGGCGGCCTGGGCCAGGGTCTGATTCGTTGCCACCAGCTTCGCGGCCAACTCCTGACGCGAGATCACCAGCATGGACTGGGTCAGCGTGATGTTCTCGAGCTTGGCAGCCGACTCTGCCAGGGTCGCAGCCGCGGCGGCCTGGCTAGCGGCGGTGGCGGCGCGCTGGGCGGCCACGTTCTCGATCATGGCCACGGTGTTGGATGCGGCAGCAGATCCGGCCGCGATCAACACGCCGGCCAGCTTGGCGGCGGCGAAGCCGATGGCCGCTGCGGCGAGCAAATCGAGGTTGTTGGCGAGCACGCCGATCGCATCGGCCGCCAGCTTGGCCGAGCCGCTGGCAGTGGTCTGTTGGCCGATGAACAACATCAGCTCGTTGTTCAAATGCTGGAAAGCGCCGCTGATGGTCTGAACCTGCTTGGCCTCCTGCTCCAGGCCTGCCAGAGCCCTGGGTAGTGCGTTGGCGAGCACCTCGCTGGTGAGCTTGCCGGCCTCCGCCATGCCGCGCAACTGGCCGACGGGGACGCCGATCCCGTCCGCCAGGGCCCGCATGAGGCGCGGAGCAGCCTCGCTGACTGAGTTGAACTCCTCGCCGCGTAGAACGCCCGAGGCGAACGCCTGCGACAGCTGCAGGGTAGCGCTGGCCGACTCTTGCGCGCTGGCTCCGCTAACCTTCAGCGCCAGCGCGACTGTCCGGGTGATGTTGGCCACCTGGGCTTGGCTGGTCCCCATTTCCCTCGTCGCGTTCGTGACGCGGGCGTACAGCACGGCCACGCCGGAGATGTCGGTCTGCGCCTCCTGGGCGATGCGCCGCACGTCGGCCTGCGCTACCGCCAGCTCGCGCGTGCTCTCGGTCGCAAGTTTCAGCTGGGCGTTCATCTTCGTGAACGCGTCCGACTGCTTGATCAGGTACAGGGCCGAGGCATAAGCGCCGATGGCGCCAGCGACCTGCGTCAACTTCCTCTCGAAACCGTCAAGGCTCCCAGTGGTGTTCCGGAGCTCGCGGTCGACCTGGCGCTGGCCGGCAACAAGACCCTGGGTGTCCAGGGTCACGTCGTAGTAGATGCTGCCTACTTTGTCAGCCACGGCTGCGCTCCTGGTGGGCCTTCATGGCTGCGTCGTACTCCTCGCGGCTTGGCACGTCCCGATCCTTGCTCCCCTGGCTGGGGAACTTCATGGCAAACATGATTTGGAACTCGGTCATGCTCAAAGCCTCGGCGTCGGCGCTCGACAAACCGAGGTGCACGCGCGCCGCGCTGATGTACTCGGCGCAGTTGAAGCGGTCGGCGAACTTGCCGTCGCCCTTGCCGGGCCGGGCTTTGCCGGCGATGCCGTGCTGCATGAGGTGGCGAGCGATCAGGATCTGCTCGGTCGCTGGCATGGCGCCGGCATGCGGGCCAAGGTCATCGGTCCAGCCGATCAAGGGAGTCGGGTCTTCCTGCTCGCACAGGCAGGCCAGCACGAATGCCGCCTCCAGCTCTGCGCGCGGGCCGAACAGGCCCGCATACGTGGCCACGATGGCCTGCGGGTCGCCCAGTTCGGAAATGCGCCGGAACGACGGCTTGAAAGTGAATTCAAGGCCGTCGTGGGTGCATGCGCGAACAAACCCGCACTCGACCAGCATGGGTCAGATGTCGAACAGCTGAGCCTTGAGCGTCGCCGCGCCGGTGATGTGAACCACCCCTTGGCAGTAGGCGCTGATCGTGTTCAGCATCACGGCCACGCTCAGGCCGGCGGCGACCACGATGGCCTTGCCTGCGGACACGTCCACCGAGCCCACGCCAGGCACGCTGACCGTCGTTCCGAGAGTGCCGTCGATGGTGGCCGTCAGCGAGCCGCCCGTGGTGTTGGTCAGCACCAGCAGCTGCTTCTTCTTGGGATTGATCGTGATCGTGTCGTCGGCGGACAGCGTCGCGATGGTGGCGGCGAACGGGCCGACCTGGCCGGCGTCGAGAGAGGGGATGGCTGCCATGTTTCAGGCTCCTTAGGCGGGGATCAGGGCAACGTCGCCGTTGCTGGCGGCGGTGATGCTCCAGGTGGCGGCGTCGGCGTACGGGCTGTCGTTGGACCACTCGGACACGATGAACGGGCCCTCGTACTTCTTGCCGCTCGGATAGGTCAAGCGGAACCAGACCTTGGGCTGGTTGGCCGTGGCAGGGCCCGGGCTGACGACGTGCGCCTCCAGGGCCTCCTGGTTGAACACGGCGTCGTCGTAGCTCACGCCGTCGCCGGAGAACTCGACGTTTTTGAACGTCACCAGCGAAGTCTTGGTGAAGTTCGGGGAGTCGTCGGCCGTCGTGTCGGCGGTGTCCCAGCTCGTCTTCATGGACTTGCCGCGCATCATGCCGAGGTTGATGAAGGTGAGCGATGCAGGGTTTGCATCCTCGTCCGCGATGGCGAATTCGACGAGTACGTCGCGCCCTACATGTGCACCCATGGTGACTCCTAGTTGGTGATTGCCGAGATGGCGATTTCAAGAAGTGGCCGGCCGTCGCTGGTGGCCAAGAAAACCGGCTCGCCCGGTTGCATGAAGACGAGCGCCCCACTGCTGGAGCGCATGGCCTCGATGACGGATTCCCCTGCTGCCGTCACTTGGTCGGCGTCGGCGTTCGCCTGGCCTACCAACGACAACGTGAACTCAGGCCGGCGGACAAGCTCCGCGGGCAGGCCGCCCACGGGCTTGACCACGGCGTATTTGTGCGCGCCGCCGTCGTCGCGCCAGCGTCCGAACTGCACGCGCCAGCCCGGCAGCAGGTCGGTGATGAAGGTGCGCAGGGCATCGGCGGCGGTCATGCGGCCATGCTACGGAGGGGGCCTACGTCTTGATCGCGCCCTTGATGACGGCCCGAATGTTGGGCTCTGCGCGCTCAAAGCCGTGCTTGAGGAACTCCTTCTCGGCTGACGGCCGCCGGAAGGTCTGCGCGTTGTCGGCGTCGTGCACAGCCGCCGCATACTCGGCCGTGTAGCCCACCGTTCCGACGATCCTGTCGCCCTGCTTGTCCACGCTGCGGTACTGCGAGTTCAGCAGGTTGCTGGTGTCGATCGGCGTCAGCACGCTGGCCTCGCTCGCGCCCAGGATCAAAGCCTGGTTCATGCCGCGCGCGGCCCTGACTTGCACGCCTGCGGTGAAGCGTGGCAAGTTATTGGTGATGCGCGGCCGGGCCATCAGGTGATGACTTGGTAGTCGTCTGCCGCCCTGTCGAAGGTGTCGGCGTCGCGCTTCACGGCTCGCACCTCGAGCGCGCCGGCCGCGATCGGGCTGACCTCCAGGCTCTCGCCAATCAGGACCCGATCGCCCTGCTTGATGTCTGCGCGCTCGGTGTACAGGATCTGGCGCGTCGTGAACTCGACGCCCGTCGCGTCCGTCATGCGCTTGGACTCGGCGCTGTAGTCGCAGGCGAACACCTCGGGCAACCCGAATTGCTCCACCCCGCTCCAGTCATCCCGCCCAAGCCAGGGCCAGACCGTGGCCCTGGCGGTGTAGGACCAGTTGGCAACAGCGCTCACGTCAGCTTTCCCCGGCCATCGCCAGCATCTGGAAGAAGGTCGCCGGCGAGAAGCCAGCGATCGTCCCGCCAGGCCCGGGAGGCAGCACGCCGCCGCCGGCCAACAGCGACACGCTGAGCGAGAGCGGCGTCGCGCGATTGCCAGCAGCATCGTAGGCCCGGACCCGCACCTGGTCGGTGCTGCTCGGGGTCCGGCCGGTCACGGCGCGCGTGCGGGTCGTGCCGTTGTCGGTGTAGGTCGAGCCGGCGTTGACACTGAACTCGTAGCCGGCGACGGCCACATTGTCAGTGGCTGCCGGCCAGTCGATCGTGTAGCTCGTTTGGGTCACCAGCGAGGACGCGATCGCGCCAGTCATCACCGGCGCCTGGGTGTCGGGTGCGGCGTCGAGGGTGACCGAGGCGGAAAGCGGCGTGGCCTTGTTCCCGGCCGCGTCGTAGGCCCGCACGCGGACCTGATCGGTGGCGCTGGGCGTCCGGCCGGTGACGTTGATGGTCAGGATCGCGCTGGCATCGATGTAGCTCGTGCCGCCGTTCAGGCTGTACTCGTAGCCGGTCACGCCGACGGCATCGCTCGCGGCCGGCCACGTCAGCGTGTAGCTGTTGTGGGTCTTAGCCGAGACGGCGATGCTCCCGGTCATGACGGGCGCGGTCGTATCGGGCGCGGCAGCGAGCGTCACCGCGCGAGACAATGGCGTCGCCCAGTTTCCAGCCTCGTCGCGCGCGCTCCAGCGCACTTGGTCCGTCGCGCCGGGCGTGCGCCCGGTGTGGTTGTGGGTCCGCGACGCCCCCTTGTCGATCCACGTCGACCCGCCGTCTTGGCTGACGCGGTAGCCCGTCACTGCGACGTTGTCGGTCGCGGCATCCACACCCGTGGTGTAGCTGTTGTGCGTCAGCCCCGACAGGCTGATCGTTCCCTGCATCTGCGGCGGGATGGCGTCCTCAACCGCCGGGCCTTCAGGCGAGCCGGTGATGTCGCTTATGACCACGGCCCCGCCTGTGATCGACGTAACAGCGCCTTCAGAGTTGTACAGCAACACCTGGCAGGAGTAAGTCCCGGGGGGCACGTCCGCAAACTCGGCGCTAAAAACGCCAGAGCCAATCGTTAGCGGGACCGTGCCGCCGGACGTCGTCCCCGTGAGAGACGCCGAGCCGGAGACCGCCAGCGACTGCGTGCCGCTGACGGAGACTTGCTGTCCACTGGTTGTAACACCGGTGATGGAGCCCGTGGCCAGTGGCGCAGCGGCATTGCGCTGAATCGCCCCGACATCCGGGTCCAAACCGCTGTTGTTTCCGTTGATGTCCGGCGTGTTCTCGGCGGTCGCGCTCGCCGCTCCGATCAGCACGCCGCCGTCTGCTGGGCGGTAGCCGGCGCCGTCAAACGCTGCTGACGTCAGGTCGTTGATCCAGCCGGCTAGGTTGTAGCCCGCCCCTGTGCCGGTCTTGGTGAACACGCCGGAGTAGTGGTTGTTGACGCTTGCGGTGGAAGCCGCTGTCTCGACGCTGAACGCCCCGCTGTGCTCCTCAAGAATACTCCCGTCAATTGCATTGTCCCGACACCAACCGCCGTGATTGTTGGCGCCGATGATCAGACGAAGGCCGTTGACGGCTGCTGGCGTCGGCACACGAATGGTGTTCCGCTCCACCAGCGGGTTTCCTTGGGTGACCAGGGCCGGCTGCGTGCCGCCGCTCACCACAATGACATTGCGACGGGCGAACACGGTCGGAACCGCGCCAGTTGTCTTCGGCGAGCGCCGCACGATCAACGGGTAACAGGCGCCGTTGCCAAGATCCATCCAGCAGTTTTCCACGCCGGCAACATCGCTGTCGGTGCCAGAAGTACGACCGATGTCGAACTGCGGCTTTGCGGCCGTGGTGTTCGTGCCCTCTAGGATTAATCCATCCAGAACGAACCCGTTCGACGCCTTGAAGCCATTGGATGCGCCTGCATTTGCAGTGATCTTGATGCCCGCTGCAGGCTTGCTATAGGCCAAGCCCGCATCCCTCCAGCCAAGACCCGGCGCGGGCTTGATCCGCCAATAGTGGTTCAAGTCGATCCCCAGGCCCAGCCAGTCCAGGGTGTTGTTCGCAATCGTGATGCTCTCGTGCAGGATGATCTCGCCCTGCTGGTCCGTCCCAGCAAGGTTGATCGCCACCGCCGCAGCGCGCAGATCCTGCCAGGTCGTGTACGCCTGACCGGTGCCGTAGTGCAAAGCGATAGTTGCCATTCCTTAGACCTCTGCCAGCGGATTGGGGAAGCCCATCGGAACGATGCGAGACCGGCAGTTGCGCGACATCCTGCCGAACTCCGTCGTCGATTCATTGGACCAGGCGGTGCGTTCGGCGTAGTACGCCGCGAAACGATCCCTGGCTGCTGCTACGTTGGCCTTCGGATAGTCCGCAGCGAAGCCGGCAACCAGGCGCAGCGCCGGCCACGCAGCGCGGTTGTGCTCGGGCGGATCCCAGTCAGTGATGCGGAAGGCCCCATTCTGGGTTTTCAGGAAGCCTGCATCCAGGTTGTTCAGCGACATGACGGCCGGGACGCCATACCAATCCGCAGGCAGATCAGCAACGGTGGGCGTGCCCGTCGTCTTGTCGGCAGAGCAGATCATGTGGCCTGAGTTTGTGCCGGTGTCGTTGGTGTCGTCGTTCGGATCGCCTGCGAAGACGTAGCCTGTCCACTTTGCATCCGTTCCCATCACCCAGTCGATGCTGCCGGTGTCCAGCATGTGCAGCGTGGCCGCCAAGCCGTTGGCGCAGCCGGGGGACTTGGCTTTCATCTTGTCCCACATGCCAGATGTCTTCATCACAAACGCGATGAGGCCCATGTAGTAAGCCTTGTTGCCGCCAACCTCGACGCCACCGTTGACATTGGCCCCCACCTTCATTGGCTGGCCGAATCGTTTGACTCCCTGCATGTAGAGCGTCTGCTCATTGGCGACCATGGCTGGTTGCCAGATATTCGAACCGATCAGCTGCAGCTCCGTCTGGAAGCGGTTCTCCACCGAGCTCATGGAGTGCAGCAAAGGATGCTCACCGGCTGCAAGCCACGTGCATAGGTGCGCCTGGAAGCGCCAAGCTCCTTGACGAGTGCCAAAGTGACCTTCGGTTTCCCCGGCCGGGTTGGCCGATGCGCCAGAGTAGCCGAGCGTCGACATCCAGTGCGTGTCCCAGTGGAAGCGCTGCAGGATGGCGAAGCGGATGTCCTTGAACGCCAGCAGGCCAATGCCCGCATGCGTGTAGCCATGGTGAATCCCTTCTGGCTGCTGCCAGCTGTAGGGATGACGTCCGGCATAGTCGACGGCTTGGTACTTTGCGTCCGCAATCTTGCACATCTCGATTTGCTTGTCGAGCGCCTTGTTGCCAGAGCCGTAGTGGGCAGCCTTGAGGCTCCAGGCCCCGGCGATGCCGTCGCTTTTCGGAATACTGCCCAGAAACCGATCCTTTACGAAGGCGCGCGATAGGTTTGCATACCCCTTGCAGAACTCCCACGCGATTGTTCGATTCGGCACGGCGCCTTCCGTGCGCACGCCCTCCCGATCTGACAAGAACAGGGCCACCTGATGCGGGATGGCCGCGCGGTCAAATCGCTGGCCGCCAGGCCCAGGGTAGATGTCGTGACCATTGCGCCAGCCTGGCACGTAGCGATAGCCGATTGCCCACCCACGATAGTCGCCGACGTTGTTCGGATCGGATGACTGCGGATCAGCCGGTGTCATGTGAGTTTGCACGCCACGGCTTCGCGGGTATTCAGTCATCACCCACGGGAAATTCATGCCGAGCATTTGGTCGGCATAACGAGCGTATTGATAGTCTGCAGGATTCGTCGTGGAGTAGTACCGCGCCTGCGGGATCAGGACATCGCTTGCGAAGCCGTTCATCAGCACGCCAGGCATGTCAGCCGGCATCTCGCTTTCCCACCATATCGGCTGCGCGATGTTCCAGAACGGCTCAACCACAACGCCAGCATCGCCCCAGGCCGGCCCCGTGCCGTCCGGAACGGCGGGCGGCGTGACGACGGTAAGCGCGGCTTTCCCGCCGGTCGCCGGGTCGTAGAACTGGTTCTGGACCGCTGTCCGGTCGTTGATCGGCCGCCCCTGTGGGTATGCGCCAGTCCGGTCGTACCAGTCGCTCCTACCCTCTTCAACCCCCTGCGCATTGAGGTAACGAAGACGAAAGTTGAGCGGGATGGTTGAGTGGCGTGGGTTCTCCTTGTTGTAGACGATGGTGCCGCCGCTTTGTGGGCCAGTGCCCATGGCAGGGAACGTGCTCCAGTCTCCAGGCAGGCCGTCGTCTACCGGTCGAGCGCTGACCCAAATCGTTTCGTACGGACGAGTGCCCGACCGGCCGCAGCTAGCGTCGTGCCGAAACAGTTGCGGGTAAAACCAGTGGGCCTCGCCGTCGGGTCCGTCGAGACGCATACCGCGAGAAGTGTTCCACCATGCCACGTCGCCGATCTGCGACCCCAGAAACTGGTGGGACAGCGACACGTCCTTCTGGCGTTCGGTGAAGTCAACTCGATCCACCTCAGACCAAACGCCGCCGCTATACGACTCCAGGACGGCAGTCTTAGGCGTACGCGCATGCCACTCGGGCGCCGCAGGGCCCAGCCCGCTTGCCAAAGTTTGTGGCGGGAGCACCGTTGCAGAGATGGATTCGCCACTAGTCGCCGTTGGGTTCGCGGACAACACAAAATCAGCGCCAGACCCCGGCAAACCAAGAGTGCCCTGCAGCCACCTGCTCCCATCGGTGTTCGTGATGCGAATTGCGGCCACCCCGGCCGACAGGTCCGCGGCAAGCTTCACGCGCGCATTTCTTGTCGACCCAAAGTTCGAAATGAATGCGCCATCGGTACTGATCGCGCCAGACAGATCCAGGTCGCGGAACACTTGACGAGTCGCATTCGATGCGTTGAATGGATCGCCGGCATCGGCTCGTGCGCACACCATCTTGCGGGAGCTGCCGAGGCTCAGCGCCAGCAATTCGCACCAGAGTGTTTTTGAAGTAGCGCCGTTGAGTGCGGCGGTCGTCGTGGAATCGAACATCAGCATGCTCAGCCCCCCACGTAGCGCGTCAGGTAGAACTCATTCGCCGCCGCGCCTGGCATCAACAGGATCCACTGGCCCTTGAGCGTGACGCTCAGCGAGGAGATCGAAACGCCGCCGTGGAACAGCGTGACGCCAGCGCCAGATTGCACCGTGAGCGTGCCAGCGTCGTGCCGAAGCAGCTGCGCGCTGAAGCCGATCAGTCCCGCATCAATGCGGTAGCTGGCCGCCCCAGAGACGGGGATGATGGTCCCCGCGTCGGACTGCGCGGCGACGGAACTCCCTGTTCGGATGGGTTGCACTGTGACCTCCGGACTGATGGGCGGGTTGAATACGCCCGTCGACGGGTCGTAAGTGACAGGGAACTGGCCCGGCATCGAGTAGTTGCTGGACCCGCTCACCGCGGTGAGAGCGAGCTTGGCTGGGACCGAATAGGGCCCGAAGTCCTGGGTGTTGGCGGTCACCGTCGTGGTGCCGGCCGGCGCGCCGTAGGAGGCGGCCACAGTGGCCACGCCGGCAGTGCTAACGCGTAGCACCTCCCCGACGGCTAGCACCACGTCTGCGTGGGCGCCTGCGCTCAGAATCGGCATTAAGTTCTCCGGCGGCCGTCAACAAACGACCATGAATAGGGTGTTAGACGCGGGATCTGGACCGATGAGGCCCGCGACGGTGCCCGCGGTGTCCAGGCTGGCCAGCGAGCGACGCAGCTGCGTCATCGCGTCGTCCTGGTTCTTGAACGAGCGGGACGCGCCGGATGGCGCTCCTTGGGACTGGATGCGGCGCGGTGCGCCGGCCGAGGCAATGAGCGCGACGGCGTAGGTCTGCACTAGCAGACGCTTCTGCTCGCTGTAGCCGGCATCGACCATGGCCTGCTCTGCCGCGGCCACCTGGGCAACCGCGGCATCGACGATGAAGGACGGCACGCTGACGCCAAGCGCCTGATCCAGGTACTGCTGCGCCTGCGTGCTCGTGATCACTTCTTGCCCTTGGCCTTTGCCTCGGATGCGGCGCGCTCGGTGGCGGCCTGCTGCTCGGCCTCCTTGAGTGCGGCGGCCGCCTTGCCCTCGTCGCTCTCGGCCTCGTCGAGCTTGGTCTGAAGGGATGCGGCTCGCGCTTCCGATGCATCCAGTTTGGCGCGGAGGTCGGCCGCCCCTGCGGTGGCTGCGTCCAACTCGGCCTGCAGCTCGGCCAGTTCCAGAGCGTGGGCTTCTTCGGCGCGGCGAATCGCCTCCTGCGCCTGGGCGCGGAAGTGCTCGACGGCACGGATGGCCTGGTCGTTCTCCGACTCCAGCGGGCGATTCACGCCATCGCCAGCGACGGGCTCGACGAACTCGACGGTGGCGTCGGCACCCTCCGGGGCGGGGGTGCACTTGCCCACAGCCCAGGTCGGCACGCTGGGCATCTCCACAACGTCGCCGACCTTGGCGCCGGCCGGCCAGGGCGCCTTGAGCGCCTTGATCTCGTACAGCATGGCGCCCGTCCTTAGGCCTTGGTGCCGTGGATGAAGGCCGACTGGCCGGCATAGTCGCTGCGGAACTGCGGAGCAGCCGCGGCGATCACGCCGAACACGTAGTCGTCTTCCGGCTCGATGCGGGTCTTGGGCCGCGTGGCCAGCGGCATCGCGGACAGGATGCCGCCCCACTCGCCCGCGTCCAGGTCGACGATGCCGATGACCTCGTTGATCGGCAGCGAGGAGGCCGGGATGATCTCTTTCAGCTGGCCGATGGTCTTCAGGCGGGTCAGGATCGTGCCGGGGTAGTTGGCCGCGTAGTCGGTCGTGTCAGCGGCGGTGTAGTCGCCCTGGTTCACGAACAGCGTGATCTGGCCGTATTGGTTGTCACCCATGGCCTGGGCGATGGCCGCCTTCACGACCGACAGCCACTGCGCACCCGTGGCCGACGCCAGGTCGAAGCCGTGGACGAAGGTGTTGCGCGCCGGCAGGTTGCGCAGGCCGTAGATGGTGTTGCCGCCGACGTTGATCGAGGACAGGCCGTTCAGGACCATGTCTTCCATCTTCTCGGCGATCTTCCGCTGGTTGTTGCCGATGGCCGTGGTGTCCAGCATGCTGCCGCCCTTGCGCATGACCTCCATCTGACGCCAGCCCAGACGCGAGTTGGACGTGAGAATCGGCACGGGCGTGCCGGCGTAGTCCAGCGCAGGCGCATCGGCCTTGGCAGCATTGCGGCCGTCCATCGACACCAGCACCTCGCCGCTGTCGCCGACGCGCGGGTAGAAGTTCACCAGGTCGGCGATGCTGACCGGGATGGTGTTGGCTTGGGCCAGGCGGTTGAAGATCGGCAGGCGGGTGCGCGCCAGCAGCTGCGCGCGCGTGTCGATGCGACGCCACGCGTCCAGCGGGATCGCGAGCGAGTTGCCCTCGATCACGCCAGCCGAGTTGGCGGCCATGGCGGCCGCGCGCTCGTTGAAGGCGGCGCGCGCGGCCATGATCGTGGCCGTTTGGGTCTGGGTGAACTTCAGCATGTCAGGCCTTGGTGTAGAAGTTGGCGATGACCACGTCGGCCAGCTCGCCAGCGATGACGGTCTTGCCCCCCTGGTCGTAGTGGGCGACGACGATGCCGCCGGACGCAGCGGCGGTCAGGCGGCCGGCAGCACCGACCGTCAGCTCTTGACCGGTGGTGTAGGTGCCGGCAGCCAAGGCGACGGCGAACTCGTCGTCGGGCTTGGGCAGGTAGGCGATGCCCGTTTCGCCCGAGGCGTAGGGCGTCATCAGGGGATCGGTGTTCGTGCCGACACCTTGCGTGCTGTAGAAGTCGCGGTCACCCAGGATGGCCAGACGGCCACCGCTGGCGGAGGTTGCCTGCGTCAGCTGGGTGGCGCCGATCTGGACGAAGGTGCCGGGCAGCAGTGCGCCCGAGACGGTCTTGTCGGAGATGGTGCGGGGGCGCGGGACGCCGCTGCCGCTGCGGAAGATGCGGTTCATGGATCGTGCTCCTTACAGCGCGTTGAGGTCGTAGCCTTCGAACTCGGCGGCGGCGTTCGTGGCAGTGGTCGTGCCGACAACGACAGGCGCGGCCTTGGCGTTGGCCTTGAGCTCCTTGCAGCGCTCCAGGCCCATGGCCTTGAAGTCCTCGGGCTTGAGCGAGGTGTTGGCGGCCAGCTCGGTCGCCAGGGCTGTCAGCTCTGCGTCCTTCGTGGCGTTGGCCGCAAGCTCCAGGGCGGCGAGTTTGCTGTTCGTGGCCGTGAGCGCGTCCTGGTGCGGCTTGGCCACGAGCGAGTTGTAGGCGGTCAGCAGCTGGGGGTCGTCCAGGCCTGCCGTGTGGATGCCTGCTGCATTCAGCGCGGCGAGGATTTGTTCTTTCACTGGATCGTCCTTTTGCGTGTTGGTGACGGGCTCGTACTCGACCTTTCGAGTGACCTCGACGGGGTCAGAAATAAATGCTACGGAGCCGTCAGAACCGACCGCATAGTCCTGGCGGAACAGCTTGTCGGTGGAGTAGTCGGCCCACACCACGTAGCGCTGGAACACCTCGCGGGGGTAGGCGTCCTTGGGCAACAGCAGGCGGATGCCATCGACGATCTGGTCGAACGAGACGTCGCCGCCATTCGTGATCAGCTTGCGAATCAGCCCCATGAGGCCGGCGTGGCGCTTGTCCTCGGGGCCAGCGTTGACCGTGACGGTCTCGACCTCCTCTGGCTGGCCGGCGCTGTTCAGGAACATGCCAACACCCTCCTGAGGCGTGCCCGCGCCCTGCTCGTTCAGCAGAATGGCCAGGTGGTCGTAGCGCAGGTTCGTGGCGATCGTGTCGTAGGCCTTGCCGTGGCTTTCGCCGTTGGCCTTGATCTCGTCCAGCATCAAACCGGTGGACACGTGGATCGGCTCGGAATTGGTTCCGGCGATGGCCGCGTCCAGGCGCTCGATCAGCTTTGCCCCGTCGGGGTGCGCGCGGGCCTGCGCCTCGTTCACGACCACGTCGACCAGCGTGCGGCCGGCGGCGTGGCGCGCGTTGCGCACATAGCTGCCAATCCATGCGTTGGCCAGGGCCTCGCCGTTGAGCGCGCTGATGTGCTGGCCCGCCGCGTTCTTCGGATGGCCGGCCGGTGCCGGCTTGCCCTCCAACGTGAGAGCGCCGGCCGCCAGCTGATCAGCCGGGTACAGGCGGCGGTTCATGACAATGTCGTCGACGGCGCCGCACACGTCTCGGATCGTGTAGATCGATCCTTCCTTGCTGACGTTGGCAGCGTTGACGGCCGAGAGGATGTGGACGCGTTTGGACATGCGAGCCATGCTAGGGAGGCCACTTACACTGCCGGGATGACGCCGTCACCGCAGCCCCCCGTGATCCCGGACCACGACGACACCGCCTTCCAGATACTTGGCGCGTACGTGACCAAGGAGAAGCGCTTGGCCGCCGAGCAGGCCGCCGCAGAGGCTGCGGAGAAGGCTGCGCAGCATCTGCCTCCGACCGACTATTCCGGGTTCGCCCTCTTCCAGGCGGCCAACTCGTTGGCCATCGTGGACTTCAGCTTCTTCGTCAGGATGGGCTTGCCTTCGGCGTCCAGCAGGCACTCGGTCTGCGCGCAGTGGCACCGGAAGCGGTTGCCGTTCTTGGAGTAGAAGTCCCGCACCTCATCGGTCGTGTAGACCTTGCCGTTGCGCGACGCATGCCACGCGCGCGTTGTGGGCAGCAGGGCCGACGTCCACAACAGGCCGGTCTTCAGCCCCAGCTCGGCCTCGGCGTAGTCGGCCTCGGCCTGGCGCGCCTCGCGCAGCGTGTTGGTGATGTCGGTCTGCGCGTAGAGCGCGGCGCGCGCGCGGCCCACGCCCAGGCGCTCCATGATCTCGGTCCGCACGGCCTTCGGGTTCTTGCCGTCCACCACGGCGCGGCCGATGATCTGGGCCAGCTCGGTCTTCTGAGCGACAGCCAGGCCCGTCCAGTACTCGTAGCTGCGCACCTGCGCCATGCCCAGGCGGGTTTTGTAAGGCGTGCTGTAGATGATCTGCTCGAGCGACCGGCTGGCCGCGTAGGAGGCCGACAGGTTGGCCAGGTTGGCAGCGCTCTGCGCTGCGCCGAGCTGCGCGGCCTGTTGGTCGTAGGCGCCCCACCAGAAGCTGTAGGCCGGGTCGCGGCCGGATGCGATCCAGCGCTCGACGGCCGCCAGCAGTTCGGCCGAGATGGCCTGCATCTGCTCCGGCGTGAGGCCGTACAGCGTGATGTCGCCGACGTCGTTGGCGGCGTAGATCGGCACGCGCGAGAAGATGGCCAGGACATCCACCTGCAGGCCTCGGAAGCGGGCGTTGATGTCCGCCACCGCACGGTGCAGGATGCCGGCGGCGCCGGTGCGGTCCCGCGTCGTGCCGGGAACGATCGGGTTCGGCGTGCGGACCGGCGTCACGCCCAGAACCGCGCCGGCAGGTCGACGCGGACCGCGCCGGAGACCTGCTCGCGCACGACCTCCGTGCGGTCTTCGTTGAGGAAGAATCTTCCCGCCGCGTCCCTGCAGTAGCGGACGATGTAACCCCGCTCCTCGTCGGCCGTGAGCACGCCGGTTTGCTCGACACCGTCGAGCAGCACACGCGAGCCTCTGCATCGCGAATTGAACGCAGGGTGCGACTTGTCCCGACTGATCCTCATGGCGCGGCGCCCTTCTGCGCTTTGGCCTGGCGCTGGGCGTCCGGGTCAGCTTGCGCGTCTTCCTCGGGGTCGCCCTCTTCCGGCATGCCGTCATCGGCGCGCGGCTCGTACTCCACGATGGCGCGCAGTTCGTTGGCGTCGAACAGCGGCTCGGTCAGCCCAGCCTGGAAGGCCTTCTGCATGGAGGACGTGGCCTTCTCCAGGATCTCCTGTTTGTCCTTGTCGCTGGGGGCATTGACGGCCGGCCACTCGATCTCGAACTCGCCCTTCTCGATGATCCCAGCCGCCTGCATGCGCGCGACGAACTCGGTCAGCATGGGCGTCAGCTCGTTCTTCTGCCGCGCGGTGCACCGGGCGGCCATGTCTTCCTTGTCCTCGTCGCTAGCCAGGCGCCCAGTCTGCTGGCCGAACAGGATCGTGAACGGGATCTGGACCGAGGCCGCGAACGAGCACGCGGCCACCTCGAACGCCCCGCGCGGGTCGCTGATCGACGTCTGCAGCGTGTTGGCCTTGCCGCCCTGGATGACGATGCTGCTGTCCTGGTTGCGGTTCAGCTCGCGCGTCTGGTCGCTGTGCACCTGCCGGACGGTCTTGGCCGGCGTGCCGTCGGCGCCGGGCTGGGCGATGGTGGAGACTGCCGCGTCCTTCTCGTACTCGAAAACCAGCGTGCGGGCCGAGTTCTTCAGGAAGCTCTCGGCCGAGCCGCCCGTGATCTTCTCCAGGTCGACCAGGTCGTTGAAGCCGGCCTGCAGCAGCGGCACGCCGTCGAACATGTCGCCCGCGCTGCCCTCGGCCAGGATCTGCACGCGGCTTGGGTGCACATCCGCCCACTCGTCCGGCCGGCCCTGCGTATCGATGGCCAGATTACTAGGGCTGCGCATCCGGTACTGGAACATGGCCGGCTGGCCGAAGTTCTCCTGGTTCGGATCGTTGTGCCACTGCGTGACCTTGATCTGGTCCTCGTACAGCGGGACGATGTTGACAAGGCGCTGCGCCGTCTCCATGGGCTCACGCAGCGCCTTCCCGTCGCCGACACGGTAGATCAGCGCGGCGTAGCGCCCGACCATGTTGCGGCGGTCCAGATCCTTGAACTTCTTCCAGGCCAGGATGCCGTCCAGCAGCTTCTTGACGCCGACTTCCCACGGCGTCTCCTCGTCGCTGGTCGGCGACTTGATGCGAGGGTTGCCCTGCCAGCACTTGTCGAGCAGCCGGTGCACGGCGCCGTGGCCGGGGCCGCCGCGCGAGTAGGCCTGCAGGTACTGCGGAAAGCTAATGTGCTCGGGGTAACCGTACTGCGCCCAGGCCGTCGGGCGCTTGGCGTCCAGTGCGCCGAAGGCCCGAGCGAAGTCCTCGCGGGCGCGGGCTAGTTCGTAGGTGTTGACGGCGAGCTGATCGGGCATGCGCCCATGCTAGGGAGCATGCCCCTCAGACGGCTTCTGCTTCTCGTCTTCCTTCTGCTTTGCAAATTCCGGGGCCAGAGTTTTTAGAAAGTCAAAGTAGAAAACCTGCTGATCGTGCGCCTCTATCAGTCGGGCTTGAGTGAGTTGGTAATCCCGACGCAGCTGCGCCTGCTTTTTCTCCAAATAGGTCTGCTCACCCCTCATGGCTGCCCCTAGCACGTTCTCCCGTGGCTCGCTAGCTTGGAGTTGCTGAGTTCTCTCCATCGCGCCACGAATTCTGTCCAGGTTCGTATCCAACACATTCATCCGCACAGTCAACACCTGAAGCATTGCTGTCACGGCACCAATCTGGACTTGAGTTGACTGGGCGGTAGCTGAAGAATCCAGCGCCGTTTTAGTTGCCGACAGTTCTTCGCGCTGGGCGATTACCCCTTTACGCAGCCAGACGAATGCCAAGAGGGCAATAACGGGATTAAGCAGGCCGCCTATGAAGTCTCCAAACTGCCCATTCACCTCGATTGAGGTTTGAAACGCTTCAGGCAAAAACTTCGAGATTGGCACGAATAGCACCCCTCCGAGAGCGAAGCCCAATGCGATGCACAGCGCAGCCGTTGAGAAATCCTTCGCCTCTTTTTCTTCTTTCTTGTCCATCTTCCGACCTATGTGAATATGCCGGCCGAAGTATGCAGCAGCTGGTTGAACGAGCGCGACGCCGCGTCCACCTGGTCGTCATAGCTGCCATTCGGGAACAGTCGGCACTCCTCCTTGAACGGGTCGTTCCATGCGCCCTTCACGATCAGCACGTTGCCGGCGTTGATCTGGCTTGCCAGCGGTGTCGCGCGCGTGACCTTGTCGCCGGTCTCGGGGCTGAAGTGCACGGCGTGCCCGGCCAGCAGTTGCGCAAAGGCCAGCACCTGACTCTTGCCGGCCTGGCCAGGGTCTTGCGGCAGTGACTGCTTCACGCGGCCGCGGCCGTCGTTGTCGGCCGTGGTCTTGATCAGCGTGTCGCGCTTGTTGGTCTCGAACTGTTCGCGCACCATTCCAGCGATGACGTAGCGGCCATCAGCCAGGCGGCCCATGCGCGCGCCTGCGGTGAAGTCGCCCTTAGCTGAGGCGCCCAAGTCCCAGCCCCGGCACCACTCGACCACGTTGTGCGGCACGGCGTCGACCTCGACCAGCATGTCCGGCTTGATCACCCCACCCTCGGGCGGCGCGGGCAGCTGCCGGTACTGGCCGGCGAACACGTACGGCGCGGCCCTCTCCATGCGGCGAAGGTCTTCGGCGCTGTGCTTCTCGGGCCACAGCGGCGTGTCGTCGTCGTTCCAGGCGGACAGCCGCAGGTTCTCCCAGACTTCGCCATTGCCGCCAGCCACCGCTGGCCCCGTCCCATCCTTGCCGCGGTCGCCCAGCAGCCAGCCGGCCAAGTCCTTCTCGTGCAGCCGCTGCATGATGACGATGATGGGCGTGTCCGGGCTGTTCTTGCGGCTCTCCAGGGTGTTCTGGAACCAGTCGATCACGCCCTGGCGGATCACATCCGAGCTGGCCTCGTCGGCCTTGTGCGGGTCGTCGATGACGATGGCGCCGCCGAACCCCTCGCGGTGCTTCCCGGCGCCGAACCCCGTGATCGTTCCGCCCGTGCCCGTGGCGTACAGCACGCCGCCCTTGGTGGACTTCCAGTGGTGTTGCGCGTCGCTGGCCAACTGCAGGCCAGGGAAGATGCCGCCGAACGCCTCGTGCTGCACCACGCCACGCACCGCAGTGCTGTTGTTGACCGCCAGCGCGCCGGAGTAGCTGGTGTGGATGAACTCGCAGTCGGGCACCTTGCCCATGCACCAGGCGATGAAGTTCACGACCGCCAGCTCGGTCTTGGAGTACCGCGGCGGGATGTTGATGATCAGCCGCTTGCACTCGCCCCGGTAGACCCGCATCAGCGCGTCGCAGATCAGCTTGTGATGCCGCGCGCGCTGCCAGGTGAAGCCCTTGCGCTGCAGGAACATCCAGCGGCTGAAGAAGTACAGATCCTGGCGCGCCATCTCCTGGGCGGCCAGGGCCTCGCCGGCTGTGAACTCCCGCCTCACACTTCCGCGGCGATGCGGCGCGCCGCCTCCGCGAACTCCTCAGAGGACAGGTTCGCCTGCTGGATCGGGCCGCCGCCCTTGCCGGTCAGCTCGCGCCGGTTGGTCAGCACGCCGCCGCATTCCTTTGCCGCCTGCTCGAGCAGCTGCGCCACCATGGCCGTGTTGCCCCGCATCTTGGCCCGCTCGAACTCCCGCTGGAGGGCACGCAGGCGCACGGCCTGCTGTGCGATCGGGATGGTCGAGACGTCGGCCAGGAACGCCTTGCGGGTCTGGTCGAACACGTCGCGCAGCTTCCTGGCCATCCCCTTACAGGATCCCTTCGTGGGGTCGTATCCAGCCACCTGCTGGCGAGTGATGACCACCCCGAACTGCTCCTTTACGGCCTCGGCCACTTCGGACGGCGTGTCGTAGCAGGCCAGCGCCTGGACGATCGCCAGCTTCATCGGTTCAGTGAGTTTTGCCATGTATGGGGCCTGTCGGGATTACGCAACACGCAGGAGGCAGGTGCCGCAGGCCTGGGCGATGCGGATGGGCGCAACCTCTGGCGACTTCTGGGCGGCCCGGATCATCTGGGCGAGGTTGCCGTCGGGCGAGCCCACGCCGTAGCGCCGGACCACGCCGGTGAACTCCTCCACGTCGTGGCCGCGGATCTCGATCTTGGGGTCGCCCTCCTTGGTGAAGCTCGGCGCGCCGAACGGGTCAGCCTTGTGCGAGAGGTGGTAAAGCTCGTGCTCGACCAGCGCGCAGAACTCGACGTCGGTGCACGTGGCGCAGTAGCGGGCGTCCAGCGTGATGAGGAAGGCGGGCACCTCGCCGAACCATGCGCGCATCTGCTGCTCCTGCCGGCCCTTCTGCCAGGCTCCGCAGCGGAAGGCGACCTGCTCGGCCTGGCCGATGACCGTGCGTCCCTGCTTGATGAAGCCGCTGCTGGCCCACAGCACCTGTAGGCCGCAGTCCTCCAGGTGCATGTGGTCTGGGTTGTGGATGCGGCCGTCCTCGGCGATCACCTCGGCCTGGATCCACTCCAGCACCTCGGGCGCCGGAGCGAAGGCGGCGTACTCGCCCTCGAACAGCTCGGCGGGCGGTAGGGGCCGGCCCGGCAATGCCTTGGCGGCCTCACGCTTCATCGTCATCCCCGATCAGGTTGCGGAGCTTCTTGCTCTTGGTGCGCGCGCCCTTGGTGGGCCGCGGCGGGCGCTGGCGCTGGCGCCGCTCGACCTCGCGCTGGTGGTCGGCCTGCGTCCACCGGATCGGGTACGCCGCGCCGGCAACCCTGGTGACGCCCGATGCTACGGACAGGTGCGCGTAGCAGGCGCTGATCGGCTCCTCGTTCTTGGGCGCGCGCACGCGGATCGGGCGGTCTGCCAGCTGGAAGATGGAGGCCGGGGACTTGGCGGCGGCGGGCGGGATGGGCAGGCCGTCGGCCGCGACCAGCGTGCGGATGACCGGGCTGTCGAAGTCGTCGGCATCCTCTGGCGCCTGGATGGGCGACACGGCTTGGGCGTTCGGTTCTTGCATGCGGGCTCCCTCTTGCTGGACTACGACCACCTCTGGCGCGGCGGGCGGCGTGCTTTCGGCTGCGCCCGAGGCGTTGGCTTTGCCGATCCGGCGCAGCAGGCGGTCGACCGCCCGCTGGATGACCATGGCTTCGATGCCGCGGCCGGCTCTGCGCAGCTCGTCGCGCATGGCGCGGAGTTCGATGACGGCGGCGTTCAAGGCGCGGCCTCCAGGTCAAACACCGGCGTCGCGTTCAGCCGGTCCAGTGCCCACTGCGCGGCACGGCGGGCGCGCTCCGGCTCGGCCTTGCTGGTGGCGATGTAGCGCCAGTGGTCGACCTGGCGGATGTGGGCGGTCAGGAAGCGGGCGCGCTTGGTCTCGCGCGGCGCGCCGGACTGGTCGTACCAGGTGTGGCAGGCGCGGCAGCCCCACACGCTGTACTGGTCCGGGCGCCTCTGGCTGGTGCCCTTGCCCTGGTTCTGGTGGCAGGCCACCGTGGTGCTGGTGTCCTCACGCATGCCGTGGCAGTCCGGGACGGCGATCAGCAGGCACGGGCGGCCCTGGGCCATCTCCAGTAGCGCCGGGTTGCGTGCCGGCACGTCCTTGGCGGCAGGGGTCAGCTGGGCTGGGCCCATGCTGGCCGCTCTGCCCTGCGTGGCCACGAGTGCAGCACGGAGCCCATCCTTGCGGCGCTGCTTCTCAGCGTCGTGCTCGTCGCGGCGGCGCTGCTCGCGCTTGCTGGGGTTGCGGGCCGCGAGCATCAGGCCCAGCCCTCAACAATGTGGTCCAGCAACCGCTCGGCCGTCTCGCGCGGCATGGTGGCCAGGATGTGCTGCAGCACGCCGTCGATGGCCTGGCTGTACCAGGAGTCGAAGTCCTCCTGGCCCATCGCCTCGTAGCTGATGGACTTGGGGATCTGGACGATCTCGCCGGTCTTCGGATCGACCATGAGGTCGAAGTGGCCCGTGACCAGCTTGACGGCGATCAGCGCCTTCTCGACGGTCGGGTAGACCTCGCTGTTCTCGGCCACCAGTTGCAGCAGCGCCATCAGCTTGCGGTGGTGCTTGCCGTTGCGCGGGCTGGACCACTCGAAGCGGAGCCACTTGCCCGGCTGCATCGTCTCCAGCTTGCGGCGGAATTTGGCCCAGGCGTCCTGGTCGAGCTGCGTACTGCCGCGCAGGCCCTTCGGAGTCTTGATGAGGATGGCCTTCATGACCGCTTGGCCTCCAACTTGGCCCGGAGCTTTTCGCTGGCATAGGCGTTCAGCCAGAACTGGCGCTGCCAGGATCCTCGGTCGTGGCTGCAGGCCTTCTCGACGGCATCGCCCATCTTGGCCGCGCGCGTTGCGTCCAACACGATGGTGCGCTCCTCGTACTTCGGATCCAGCAGGACTTTCATGCGGTCACCTCGATCTCGATAGCCCATTCGCCCTTTTCGCCCGGGCGCTGGGCGTACTTCCATTGAATGGACGCGTCGGCGTCGTCGCGGCCGAGCCAGGCGGCCACGGCATCGACCGGCGCCTTGAGCGCGCCCCGCAGGTTGTCGTGCTCGTCGAGAGGAACCCAACGGCCAGTGGCGCCGGGCGGCGACACGCGACGCAGCAGCACCGTTACCGGGCCGACCGGGGCCTTGTGGCGGCGCATGAGCCAGCCGACAGCGCTGCGCTCGGCCTTCACGCGGCGTGCGCGCGCCATGTGGTGCTCGCGCGCGTTCTGGCCGTTGGTCGTGCGCAGTGGGATGGAGACGGTCAGCATGCGGCCTCCGCGATCAGGCCTCGCACGAGGCCGTGCCAGATTTCGTCGCTGCTGAGCGGCGTCTCGTCAATGTCTGGCCGACGCACGCAAGCACGTCCGCCCGAGAAGGCGAACCCGTCACCCTCGCGATGGCCGCAAGCATGGCTTCGGCAAGGTTCTTGTCCGGGTGCGTGCTGAGCACGAGGCGCGTGCAGCACTCCAGGCACTGCATCCGGCACGAGCCGCACAGCGGCTTGTGTGCGACAAGCTCGCAGGCTGGGCATGGCGGCGGCACTCAAGCGACCTCCGGCTGCAGGTGCGAGCGCACGGCATCCTGAGCGCACTTGAGCGTGTACGGAAGGATCTTGTCGCCCTGTGCATGGCGGCCCAGGATGCGGTGCGCCCATTGCTTGTGGTAGCCGGCGCTGCTGGACTCGGCGGGCTTGCGCAGATGCCCCATCTTCGCCAACTCGGCCTTCACGCGCTCCGGGTCGGCCTTGGGCATCGGCAGCTGCGGCGTCTCGGCCGCGGGCGCCTGGCGGCACAAGCGCTTGAACGCAGGCGCGCTCGGCGGGCGGTCTGGCAGGTTGTCCAGCGCCCAGGCGATGCGGGTCATGGCTTCATGCGAACGGCCGAATTCCGCGAGTTCGTGCGCCCAGGCCGACTTCACGTCGTTCAACGGCGAGTTGCCAAGTTCGCGATCCCAGGCGGCCATGTAGACGCCGGACAGCCGCTGGAAAAGATGGTCGATGGCCTTGTTAGGCAGGGACATGTTCGATCCTCGTGGTGGTGTTGGCCGGCAGAACGTCGATCACGTCGCCCGCGTTGCGGAGCCTCTCCAGCTCGGGGTGGCGCTGCCCGCTCATCTCCTCCCAGCGCGCCCAACCTGCCCGGCGCTCCTGTTCGGCAAAGGAAACGAGCTCAGGCCTTGGCTTGGCCTTGTGTCCACCCGGCGGCAAGGCCGCAGCCAGCCACTCGAGCGGCTGCAGCACCTTGGCCTTGGCGCAGTCGCGCAGCTTGTCGATCAAGGCTTCGTCGCCATGGGCCTTACGCAGTCCGCCGAGGAACGATCGAGCGTTCTTGTCCGGGGTGCCGGCGTTGACCAGCATGGCCAGCCCGTAGCCGAAGATGATCTCGTCGTGGGTCATCGGCGGCTTGCCGCCAGAAGCGTCAGCTTCTGAATTACCCGAAGGGGAAGATGAAGATGAAGATGTAGTGCCGTCACCAAAGGGGGGCTTTGGTGCAGTCTTTGGTGTTGCCTTTGCCCCGTCACCATCGGCAGCAACGAAGCGCGAGGATTCGCCGCGAATGGTGCGGATGTATTCATCCTTCACGAGGCGCTTGGAGTACCAAAGCGGGCCGGCTTGGGTGTCGATCAAAGTGACGGGTTCGCCATCCTTGCGGCCGTGCCTCGGAACGTACACCAAGGCCTCATCAATGCGCTTGTCGGATCCCTTCAGAACCCCCTTCTCCACCAGCTCACGCATTGCTGCCATCGACGCACCGATGGTGCTGGCGATCTCCTTGAGGGGCCAGCGCAACAGGCCATACTGATCGTCGGAGTTGTGGAGGGCGCAGAGCACATCCATCCACACGCCGCGGGCCGCGGGAGAGCAGCGGCGCAGCGCCAGGTCGGTCGTCCAATCGGCCGGGTAGAACTGGAAGGAGGGGCGCTTCACAAGGCCGCCTTTGCCAGCGCCCAGACGCGGCAGCGGCCACGCATCAGGTCGCCGCCTTCGTACTGCAGCACCGCGGCCTTGCCCGCCGCCTTCAGATCCGGCATGCGCCTGGCCACCTGCTCCATAGTCAGGCCGGAGTGCTCGGCAATCTCACGCGCGGTTGCTCCGAGCTGCGGGCCGGCGCAAAGAAATTCCAGAGCGGCCAGGATTTGCCGGTGTTGGTGCTCGGCGAAGTTGGGCACCTGCTCTGCCGCCAGGATGGACGACAGCGGGTCAGTCGCGCGGACGAGGTGCAGGGGGTTCACTCGAAGCGCTCCATGCTGTTGATGGCGGACATCAGCTGCTGCACGCTGGCGCGCTTGTCCTCGAGCGTCTTCTTGGCAGCCTTGTGGCTGGCCTGGTAGTCGCGGACTTTCTGAATGGAGCCGTGCGCGACGGACTGCGGGATGCGGCGGAGCATCGCGTTGAGGCGCTTACACAGCATGGCCTTCTCCTCGGCCACGCCACTGCGCTGATTGCGGATGTCCTTGAATGGGCTCAGGGGGGGGGTGTAGCCGAACAGGTCCGTGTGCATGCGGCCTCCTGATTTCGTGAGAAAAATCACTCGGAGTAACTATTGAGTAACTCTTAATGAACTGAACAGTTACGGATCAGTTTCCCGAGCACGCTCATGCGAGGGGTCCGGCGGATTTGGCGGGCGCGCTCGAGCAGAATCTGCTTGCAGGCCTCATCGAATGAGATGCCAAGCCGCGTTGCTTCATCTTTGATAGCTTGAATGTCTTGCGCATCAAAGCCTTCGCCGGATACGGTCGCGATGTCGTGTTGCTCGTTGTCTGCCTTCATTTGCGACCTTGAATGAATGGATAAGGCGCTACGCCGCGACGAGTCCGCCGAACGAGCTCTTGTCAAGAGATTGGCCAATTCGGGACGGCGACAAAGAATTCCTCGCATGTCTTTTCATCCGCGCCATGTCCAGCAGAGCCAGCCGATACGCCTCGGCCCGAGAAACACCGCCGTATTCCTCGATGAGGAAATCCATCTCCTCCTGCTCGTCGCAGCTGCCACGAATCAACGCGAGCGGCTCACGGACAAGGTCACGGTTGCGGTAGGCCATCTGTCAAACTCCCTGGGTTCTTGTGATTCGGTTGGTGAGTGGGTGCACGTACTGGATGCGTTACCCGAATGGATGGCCCGAGACCAGCGCGTCGGCAGCAACGCCGACGAGAACGCATGCAGCGGTGGGCCTCTCGCTGACGGCGCAGCAGGCGCCTGCGAAAGAGAAGACGGCGCAGGACGCGGCAGCGGACCACATAGCTCAGACGCCCTGCTCTGCTTCGGCGACCGCGGGTCGACGCCTCTTCGCGGATGCTCGGACCTTGGCCTGACGTCGGGCGCGCTCGGTGAGCGGAATCCCGTCCAGCGTGAGACCCGGCAAGAGGGCGACGAAGCAGTCGGCGAGGCCCAGCTCGATCTGCTTTCCTCCGAACGCGATCTGGTTCAGCAGCCCGCGCGTGGTGCCGGCAGAACTGGCGAGTTGGTCGCGCTCCTCGGTCTTCATGCCCAGGATGCGAGTCTTGAGGTTGTCCATGGCGAGAAGATACCCCAAGGTATTGTCTTGGTCAATACCCCTGGGTCGTTTACCTGTAGGTAGTGCCTCGGCACCATCACGCAATGGAGAACTACGAGCGCTTTCAGGCGTTGCTGCTACTGCTTCGCCAGGTCTACTGCGCTGGCAATTCGACGCGCTTGGCCGACCAGATCAACAAGGACGCCACCTACGTGCGGCGCCTCTTCTATCCACGCGACAAGAAGGGAGCTAAGGGCATCGGCCCCGACATTCAGGCCGCCTGCGTTCGTGCGTTCGGCTTGCCGAGAGGCTTCTGGGAAATGGAGGAGACCGAGGCCCGCCTTGCCATCGGCGCTGAGTCGACCGGCCCGGTTCCCTTGCGACACATCACGCAGCAGCCGCCAGCCCTGTCAAGTGAATACGTCGCTGCATATGTCGAGGATGTGGGCCAATTGGTGGGCGAATTGGCGAGCAGCCTGAACGCAGAGCAGGCCACCGTGTTGCGAACACTGCTCCGAGTGATGTTTAGCGATCCCGACGTCCTAAGAAAACTTGACCTACGTCAATTTCTGCCGTTGCTTTCGGACAACTCCATGCCCATTGCTGGCCGCTTGACCCCAGAACCGTACGAAACCCGACTGGATATCCAGAAACATTTGGATACGATTCCTCGCGAATTACACGATGAGGGGCAGACACATGGGACAAGTGCTGGAGCTGGGGCTGTCGAAGAGGGCCGATCAGCTCGACGTAGTGGAAAAGCTTGACCGCCTGCGACTGCGGGCGATCGCCGGGGAATTGACTGGGCTCATGTACGTCACGCTTGACGACGAGGGAAACCACATGTGCGCGAGCGCTGGCAGGTATGCGCGGGCACCGCAAGACGGCATGGTCCCCGCCCTGCTGGGCGTGATCAGCCTTTGTGGGTCTGCGCGCTCCTGAGCTCTCGCGATCCGCGCACAGCACGCCGTACCGCCAAACGTCCACCATTCTGTGGAAGGCTATGACGTCCCAGGCTTACATTCCGCAACACACTTGCTCGCCAAGCCGGCGGGCCACGACGCCGCGCACAAGGAGACGGAATGAAAAAGATTGCGGCAGCGCTTGCGCTCGCTGGGGCGTGCATCGGCGCGCAAGCGGGATATGTGCCCAACTACATCGCCTGGACAATTAACGGGCTTACCGACCATCCGGAGACCGGTGACAAGATCCCCTTCTCCGCATGGATCGGCATAGACACTCAGAGACTTGCCCCAGATCGCTGGGAAGAAGGCTATGGATATTCGACCACTGCGGCCACGTTCAGGTGGCGGGTGCCCGCGGTGGGCGGATGCAGCGGCCGGGGGATCGCGACCCTGCATACGACCGCGCGATCCGTTCACATAGCCGGGATCGAGCCAGCCACAGATTGCGCGCTGTCCCTATCGATCTCCGCCGCGGTAGACATCGCGTCTGCTGGGCCTTTTGAATCGCAGCTCGCGGCATGGGATCGCGCCTTCACTACGTACACGTTCACTCCAGGCATCCAGTTCTACGTAATTGGCAGTAGTGGCAACCCGGCCTTTTCGTCGATGGAGCTGACGTCAGTTCGCCAGAGCGTCCCGGAGCCCTCTCCAGCAGCCCTCATCGGCGCCGGCCTCGCCGGTTTGCTCTGGGCGCGCCGACGCAAGGGCGCGCGAACGCAGTAGCCACCCTCCACGCCAAATTCAAGCCACCTTCAGGTGGCTTTTTTTTGCCGGGTGAAGCCATACGGTCGCGCGACATGGCGTCCGCAAAAAAAATTGTACGGAAAGTACCTGAGGGTATTTACAAAAACAATACCTAAGGGTATCGTGTGGTCCAACGCACACCCAAGCCCTCCGGCCGGTCTGTGTTGGCGCCACGGGATCGTCCGAGCCGCTCAAGTTCATGCAGCACGCACGGCTGGGTAAACGCAGGGCACCGCGGGCGGCAGCGGGATAGAAGAGGTCGTCGGTGCGAAGGCTAGTAGCGCTCTGCCCCTAGATGGGATCAGGCAACGCGAACGAGATAGGGCGCCGCATGCATGCCGGACTTGAGCCGGCAGCAGGCGAGCAACCACAGTACCGCGAAATCCATCCGCTGGGTTCTATACGGCGGTGAGGCATTCCGGGAGGCCAATAGCAACAACGACCGATGGCCCTGGCAACAGGGCGCAAACCAGAGCCTTGCGTGCAGGGCTGTGGTTTTCAAGGAGAGCACATGAGACAGGACACATTCCGCGTGCGCGAAGTCGTTCGCTACGAGGTGCGGCACGACATGAGCGATTCCCGGTTTGCGGGATCGGACAGCATCGGGCTATTCCGCAGCCTGAAGGCCGCAAACAACGTCGCGGCGCTGCTGGCGTCTGACAAGACAAACGCAACCCTCATCCAGCTGACCGAAGCGAAGCCCACTTGGCTCAGCATCGAAGACGTGCAGCCCGGCCGCAACGTTGAAGTCTTGTGCCTGTGCCGTCGCAACGATGGCAGCGCTGCATTTGAGGTTGCCTCGATCACTGCTGGCGGCTGGACATCCTCATCCTCTGACGGGTACGTGCGGCACACGATCACCCACTGGATGCCGGTCCCTCCGGAGCCGGGTAATGCGGATTGATCCCGAGCAGCTGAGGCGCCTGATGAGAGCCAAGGGAATCAGCTCCGCTGAGCTGGCCCGGCGCGCTCAGGTCACCCAGTCCACGGTGAGCCGCTACTTGAACGGCATGTTCGAGACGGCGCCGATGCGTTCAGCAATGGCCATCGCTGATGCACTCGGCGTAGAGCTGATGACGTTGGTCAAGGACGAGCCATCTAGACCCAGCCGCCCGCCCGGCGGCCTGATCGGCCGCATGGACCCCAAGGGAGTCGCCGACTTGTGCGCCGAATCCCTAGAAGCATTCGTAGCGGCCATCTCGGCGATCACGAACGCCAAGGTCGGCAAAAGGTGGAAGCGATGACCCACAACACCGATAGCGGTCAACCGGCGAGCCGCGAGCCAGCGCGTGTTCGATGCATCCGACAGGCCATCGCCATGCTCACGGACGGCGACCTCTGCGGGTGGACAGACTCACACGACGAAGTAACGCTCGCCGCGCTTCGTGATGCGCTTGGGGCTGACCTGTCCGAAGTGCCAGAAGTTGACCCTCAGGTCCTAAGGGACTACGCCGCATGGGCTGCTAACTGGACCCATGACCACGGCATGCCGCCGACAGCTGTCCAAGTCTGGATGCAACTGAACAGACGACTGCCCGAAGACGCCATGGAAGACCCCATGTACCCCTTCTAACCACCCCGCCCCCTCGGGCTTCAACCACCAATAGGAGGAACACCATGGACAAGCAAAAGCTGCTGGCCGACATGAAGTCGAAGCTGGAGTCGGCCGGCATCCCGTATGAGTCAATCCAGGTGTTCGGCGCGATCTGCTGCAACGTGCATATCACCTGCCTGAGCATCGACGCCGCCGAGAAGTGGTCGCAGCTGCTGGTTGGTGTGTTCAAAGGCGCGCAAGTCCGTGTTGCGGACTACACCTGGAACGCATCGAAGAACAAGGGCACCAGCATGTTGCCGACCAAGCGCCGCGGCTACCTCGTGGCCTTGGCGGCCTAACCCACCCCGCCCTCTACCAAGAGAGGGCCATCAGGTAGAGGGAATGCGCAGGCTGATGCGCAAGGTGTCAGAGACACTGGGTTGCGGCCAAGCGGAGGTATCCGCCAAGGCAAGGAAGGTTCCGGCCTTCTGTCAAAAACCGGGAAACAGGCAACCCCGATTGAGGCGAGAGAACAGTGGCACAAACCCCCGCGCCGGGGCCACGGCAGACCGGACTCACATCACCGCGACAGCAAGCCGGAGATCAGCACCGGCCCCTCTACCTGATGTCCACCTGAGCCCACGACCTTAGGTCCCCGTGGGCAAAACAACCTCTGACAGCAACCTGTCGATGAGTTGGGAAAAAGGATCGAAACCAGCCGAGACCTTTGCCGCCTCTGGTCCAGCGCCTTCGGGCAACCAGTTGTGCGGATCGGCGGCAGGCGGGCATCAACCAATCAAGGAGAGCGCATGGACTGGAAGCCCATGGATCAAGCGCCGAAAGGTAGCCGCGTCTATGCCAAGGATGCTGACGGGCAAGAAGCCTGGACATGGCACGACGGCACCGACTGGACGCGCGAATGCTGGCGGGAAACCGAAGACCAGCAAGAGTACATGTCCGAAGAGTGGTGGAGCCCCACCGAGTACGCAGCGGGCCTCTAACCCCTCCCCCACCTCAACCAAGCCACCCATGCGGTGGCTTTTTCACGCCTGGAGCAAGCAATGCACTTCACCTTCGCCACCTGCGAGCGGAACAAAGCCCTCGCGTTCATGCAGACCGCCGAGCCGGGCGCAGGCCTTACCGATACGCCCGAGAGCGCTGGGCCGGTGCTGGATCTGGTTGAGCGGGATGTGCTCCGAGTGCAAGACCCGCTCATGCACGGCAAGCAGATCGCGGTGATTGCAGGCACGAAGTACACCGACGACCACGACGCCGAGATCCAGCCGGCAGTGAAGGTGCTGCTGAGCGCAGTCAGAGCCGCGCGCTCCAAGGCCGAGCCATGAACGCCCGCATTCCCGGCCAGCTCCTCCACGAGCTCGACCTTGACGACGAGGAAGAGGACGAACTGCAGGCCTGCGTGCAGCGCGCTCAGCGCTTGCTCGACCTGATCGACGGCGACCGCGCGCGCTTCCGATACGACCGGCTTGGTGAGCTTGTGGCCCAGGCCAAGACGGAACTGGACGGCGCCGCATCGCATGCGCTCATTCGGTGGATGGCGATGCCCTGATGCAGTCCCTACCCCGCAATTTCCACAACGACGAGCGCGACCGGTTCTGGGCGCGCAAGAAAAAGGAGCACGAGATGGACATCCCCCAAGTCGTAGTGCTGCCGATCCAGGCCATCGAGCAGGGCCGCACGTACGCCCACAACAACCGTCTTGAAACCAGCTTCCAAATGACCGAGGCCCAGCTGCGCGACACCGCAGCCACGGCGCTGGAGTGCATGAAGCCCGCAGCCCGCGCGCTGCTGCTGGAGCAGATCAAGGAGGCCGCATGACCACCTTCCGCATCTGGCTCATCGCCGCTGCCGTCTGCGTGGCCATCGGTGCCGCTTCAGTCGATCCGGAATATGACGAGGTGGACGCCGCCCAGGCATCTGCCGATTCCCACAACGATGCAATCAATGCCGCGGTTGCGGCGAGGGAGTGAGGGATGGACGGATGGCTCAAGAGCGGCAAGTACCTGCCCGAACCTCTGCGCGACTTCCACGACCAGAAAGACGTGTTCAAGGCGATCCATGCGACGGTGAACGTGGAGGGCCATGAGTATGCCAAGACGGTGGATTGGGTTGCCGGCCAGTGCTACGTGATCGACATCTTCCTGTGGTGGATGGCGAAGCGGGGCTACACGCTGCAGAAGACGCGGACGCGCCTGCAGTTTCGCGATCTTGGCCAGGACGTGGCAGCAGCCAACGAACTGCGCACCAAGCGCCTCATCGACCTCATGCGGACGACCAAGGAGCCCCAGCCATGACCACCCCGACCATCCCCCTCACCTCCCTGCACCGCGCCCACATCGAGCCGGCATGCACTGCCGGCGCGTGCCAGCAGGGTAAGGCGCAGTGCCCCTGCCCCGAGGCCTGCCGCATCCCGGATGAGCCCCGTCTGCCCATCTCCACCGGCCGCACCGCCTACATGCTGATCGCAGCCGGCTCTCTGCTGGCAACTGGCGTGCTCGTGGCCGTGCCCGAACTGCCCTGGCTGATCGCAAGCCTGTTCTCTTGAGGACGACATGACCACTGCACTCGTAACACTGACCAGCAAGCTGGCGGCCCGCCTGGACATGGGCGATGGCGCCGGCTTGATGGAAACGCTCAAGGCCACTGCCTTCAAGGGCCAGGTCAGCGACGCGCAGATGACTGCGCTGCTGATCGTCGCCAACCAGTACGGCCTGAACCCCTGGACGAAGGAAATCTACGCCTTCCCCGACCGCAACAACGGCATCGTGCCGGTGGTCGGTGTGGACGGCTGGAGCCGGATCATCAACAGCCACCCCGAGTTCGACGGGATGGACTTCGAGCAGGACGACGAGGGCTGCACCTGCCGCATTCACCGCAAGGACCGCAAGCACCCGATCTGCGTGACCGAGTTCATGGCCGAGTGCCGGCGCGATGGCGTCGGCCCTTGGAAGAGCCACCCGCGCCGGATGCTGCGGCACAAGGCAATGATCCAGTGCGCTCGCCTGGCGTTCGGCTACGGCGGCATCTACGACCAGGACGAGGCCGAACGGATCATCGACGCCGACACGGGCGAGATCAAGCCGGCGCAGAAGCCCGCCCCCGTGGCTGCGCCCGAACTGGTGAGCGCGGCCGAAGCTGCCGCCGCACGTGGAGTGCAGGCTTACCAGCAGTTCTGGGAAGAAGCCGGCCCCGTCAGCCGCAAGGCCCTGGCCGCGCACCACGAACGGCTCAAGGCGGCGGCCACTACCGCAGACGCCCGCACGGTGGATGTGGAGCCCAAGAACCCACCCGAACAGGAAGGAGCCGAGTGATGCTCATCGTCAACTGCGAACAAGGGTCAGAGGCCTGGCATGCGGCGCGGGCCGGCGCAATCACTGCGAGCATGTTCAAGGTGGCGCGCGAGCGCTTGAAGTCCGGCCCAAACAAGGGCGACTTCACCGAGAAGGCCAAGAACTACGCCTTCCGCCTGGCGGTGGAGCGCATCAGCGGCCAGCCCCTGGATGAAGGCTTTGAGACGTGGCAGATGCGCCGCGGCCACGAGCTGGAGCCGGCCGCGCGCACGGAGCACGAGACGCAGGTCGGTGTGCTGGTGCAACGCGCCGGGTTCGTGATGACCGATGACCGCTGGTTCGGCGCCAGCGCCGACGGGCTGATCGGCAGCGAAGGGGGCAGCGAGTACAAGTGCCTGGTGTCCCCCGAAGGCCTGCGCGATGTGCTGCTGGCCGACGACATCAGCGAGTTCATCGACCAGGTGCAGGGCTGCATGTGGATCACGGGCCGCAAGTTCTGGCACTTCTGCCTGTACTGCCCGGCCCTGGAGTCTATCGGCCGGCAGCTGTACTGGCGCCGGATCGAGCGCGACGATGCCTACATCGAGGCCATGGAGCCGGACCTGCTGGCCTTCCGTGGCCTGGTCATGCAGAACGAGGCCCGCTTGCGCGCCGCCAACGACCAGCAGGCAAAGGCGGTGGCGTGATGAAGCTGAGCAATCAACCCGCTCCACTGCGCGCCGCAATCCTGGCCGCCCTGTCCGATGTCGGCCCGATGACCACCAGCGAACTGGCCGAGCACATGGGCATTGATGGACGTGGCATCACCGCATGCATCGGCAAGGCGCGCGAACGCTACCCCGGCAAGCTTCTTCGAATCACAGGCTACCGCGTCTCCGTAGGCAGGCGCATGCCGGACCTCCCGATCTACTCGGATAAGGGTGGAGAGGACGCGAAGAAACCAAGGGTTGACGCCGCCGCTCGCAGGCGCGCATCCAACCGCAGGTATCGGGAGCGCAACGGCGCAGCGGAAGCAGCCAAAAAGCGGATCAAGAAGGCGAGATTGAAGGCCGCAGACCCCACGGCGATGCCTGCGGTCAATGTGTGGAACGGACTTGCTCCGAGAACGCATCGCCACCTGATGACGGCCGCCGCCAACGCCAGCACCCTGGCAGAGGCCGCGTGATGCCCCTCGCCACCCTTGCCGCAGCCATTTCTACCCGCACCGATTGAGGATCGAAAGCATGAGCACACATCACGCGACGTGGGAGTGGGAGAAGTCCCGCTCCGGATCCGGCTACCACAAGGCGCTGTCCTGCGGCGGCGAAGACATTCTGCGTGCCGATGAATACGCCGGATCGGCCTGGGTCGAGATCAGCGACGAGCACGCGCGGAAGATCGCCGCGACGCCCGAGCTGCTGCGCATCGCGGAGTTGATCAAGGAAGCGGCCGAGCACAAGGCGGACAAGGACTGGACCATGTTCCATCTGTCGTTCAACGAGGCGGCTGAAGCGGCGCGTGCAGTCCTGTCGCTGGTCGAGGGAGCATCCGCATGACCACCACGACAAGACCCGCTGAGGAAGATGGTGGGAATGGCGAGGTGCGCGTCGCCGGCGCCACCGTCTATGCCCTGAACATTGACGGCGTCAATCGCTGGTCGGCTCAGGTGCAGCCTGGCTTTGACGACAACGACCAGCGCGTGAGCGATGCCGAATGCCAGACCATCGCACGCCGCATGGCCGCCGCGCTTGCCGCTCCTCCGATGGCAGGAGATCACCAGGCAGGTGATGGCTGGGTCAGCGTAGAGCAGCAGGTGCCTGACATGTACGAGGATGTTCTCGTCCATCCCAGGCCGACCGACTACTGCTGCGAGGCCCATCTCACTCGGTCCGGGTGGCAGTACAGCTCATACGAGCAGTACAACGGCCATGTGACCTCGCCGTGCACGGTGACTCACTGGAAGCGTCTCGGAGCCCCTGGTGCTGCTGCGGCTGCGCCCAGCCAGGATGCCGAGGATGCACCGCGCTGGCGCCACGCGAAGCGCTGCGTCCGCATGGACAACTTCGGCGGCTACGTCGTGCACCCCGATGACCCCGCAGAGTTCAACGGGATCGTGGCGGAGCGATTCGAGCGTGAGATCGACGCTGCCCGCGCCGCCCAGGCACAGGGAGGTGCGTGATGCGCAGAACCTCACTGCTGTCCGGCGCCGCTGCGGCGCTGCTGGTCGCGTCCTCGATGCACGCCCCGCTGCGGCGGCCCATGCTTGAGGGCCAGCGGCCCGAGCCCATCCGCAACGACGTGCCGCGCGTCCGCGGCAAGAGCGCGCGTCGGGCCGAGAAGCGCGCCCGTCGTTTGGAGCGGGCCGATCAATTCCCACCCTCGGGAGGTGCACATGGCTGACAAGAAGACTACCTTGGCAAACGGCGCGGGGCTCACGGCCGAGACCTGGGCCGACTTCGTCGCCCGCCTGCACCACGACGTAAAGGGCGAAGGCGTGAGCCGGCACTACACCGCCGACGCCACGTTTCTGGTAGAGAAGCGGGTGTGGCGCGAGGTGCCCGAGGAGAACTCGGACATTCGGCAGATCTACTGCGACGGCCACACCGAGACGCCCGCGGACTTCTTCGCCGACAAGGATGAAGAGACCCAGGCCAAGTACAACGAGGCGGCTGGCGGCTCGTTCCTTGAAGCGGACAGCTACGAGATGCGCGAGGCGCTGGCGAAGCTCATCCCCGAAGCGCACCTGCTGCACGTTGTGGAGGACTGGGAGTTCGTCTGCCAGCACTTCACCCGCGACGCGGCCGACGCCTTCATCAAGCGCAAGGGCCATGACTACCGCGACGGCCTGCGGGTCTACGTGGACTGCACCTGCTACAGCTGGGAGCTGAACACCATCAAGGCCGCGATCCTCGACGGCCGCATCGGCCTCCTGCCGGCCGTCCCATCACCAGCGGAGGGTGCTGGGAATGGCTGATCAGTCCTTGGCCTTAACCAGGGAGCGCAGCTTGGCTGGCGTGTACCGGTCGAGCAGCGCGACGAGCCACGGCGTGCCGCCTGCTTCTTTGTACTTGGCCAGCTGCTCCTCTGACACGCGCGCGTCAATGCGTGCCGTTCGGTCTGAGGTCGTCGAGCCGGCCGGGCGGCCTCGCTTGCGGGGTTGCTCTGGTTCGTCCATGCCGAATTCTAGGTGATTTGTTTGCCCGACAGAAAACACTTGCGCCGTTGAATTGTTTGCCCGACAATCAATTCAACGCAACGAACCGGAGATCGACATGTCCCAAGCCCACAGCCTCACCATCGCCAAGCAAGGCCGCCGCTTCGTGATCCTCGCGGGCGTTGCCGTCCTCGCCTCCTACCGCACCCAGGCCGAAGCAGAGGGCTCGCTGGCCAAGAACCACGCCACGCTGAGCTACTGGGCCGGCTCCGCTGGTGTCTGCATTCAGAACACCCCCGCTCGCATCGTTCATCTGTGATCCATATGAGCACCCCACACACCCGCGGCCCTTGGGCCTTCGTGACCGACTTCCGCTGCGCCAATGGCGAGCTGACCGTCGGCGTCAAGTCCGATCACACCGGCCAGGCCATTGCATGGCCGTGCGGCAAAAACGACGCAGAGGAGATCGCCAACGGCCGCTTGCTGTCCACTGCCGCCGAGATGTACGACTGGATGATCGAGGCGAGGTCGGAGCTGCGCGACCTGCTCACGAACGCGGCCGACGCAAAGAACCCCGACCAGCCACATGACGACCTGATGGCCGAGGTCCGCGCCAACCCACTTCTCCGCAAGGCAGACCGTCTGATCGCCAAGGCGAGCGGCCAGGGCACCGGCTGACACACCCTCCCCGCTGAAGGATCGAAATGCTCACCAACCGCGAATGGCTGCGCCGCTTCGCAGACCGCCTCATGCAGCGCTCCGATCTTGACGACGACGCTGCGGTGGACGTGGCCTCGACTGCCTGGCCCGCCCACCAGTCCAGGAACCCCGAAACCGCCGCAGACGCAGAGATTGCGTCGTGGGGCGGCAACGACTGATCCGCTGACACATGGAAAACACTGAACAACCCCGGTCGGTCGCATCGCACCGCTTCGACAACGCCAAGCGCCGCCGGCCGGACCACCACGCCCGCCAAGCCATGCTGACGCCACCCTACGTGCTGGAGCCGGTGCGGGAGCTGCTGGGCGGCATCGGCCTGGACCCTTGCACCGAGCCTGACAACCCAACCGGAGCCGCCATGCACTACCACCTGCCGATGGACGGTGCAGCGCTGCCGTGGGATGCAGCCACGATCTGGTGCAACCCGCCCTATGGCGAGACGCGTGGCCGCTGGATCGCGCGCTGCATTGAGGCAGGCGCAGCCGGCGCCAAGGTCGTGCTGCTGATTCCGTCGCACACGGACACGCGGCTGTTCCAGCAGGCGATGGCCTCCAGCACCAGCGTGCTGTTCGTACGTGCGCGGCTTCGCTTCGGCGTGCTGCGTGACAACGGCAGGCAGGAGGCCGCCAGCCACGGCTCCGCGCTGATCGGCTTCGGTGTCGACCTGTCGCCGCTGGCGGCCCTGGGCACCGTCGTGCGCCGCGCGGGCTCCTGATTCCCATCCTCTGCCGACCCCCATCAAAAACACCATGACCACCAGCACCTGCACCGCCACCACCATGTGCGGCACCATGGCCCAGCGCGCGGACCCGTACAACGCCAAGGGCCTGCGGTCCGTCTGGACCGTGAGCCGCGACACCACCGAACAGCGGTTCCTGGGCGTGGCCTACGCCACCGGCCGAAAGGACAAGGGCTTGATGCTCAACACCTGCCCGTGGTGCCGCGGCGAGCCGGGCTACTTCAAGCGCGAAAGCTGACACCATGACCAACCAAACAGAACAAGGCGCAGCCGGCTGGATTTACGCCAGCAAGCGCTATGGCCACAAGATGTTCAGCGAGGTGCGGCGGCCCGACCTCGATGCCGCATACTTCACCGAGACGCGGCTGCTGTCCGCACCACCGGAGTACCCCGAGATGCCGGCGCGCTGGGCGGTCGTCGTTCTCATCGACGGCGAGGAAGCGCTGTCTATCGGGGACCAGTGGGTGTCTGGCAAGGGCGAGTTGAACGAGCCCGAGACGCAAGCCGTCGTCGGCGCCGCGCAGCACCTGCTCTCTTTCGTCGGCTACGGCCTTCCGCAGTCTTCGTTCGACCCGGACGACGACCAGCCCGCCGCCGTTTCGACCCCCGAGGGCTACACATCGGCCGCTTGGACCGACGTGGCCCAGGGCCTGCCCGAGCCCCAGATGCCCGTCCTGCTGGACATCGGCCGCAAGTACCCCATCCGCGCGATGTGGGTGGCCGCCAAGACGCTCCCGGTCGGCGGCGGCGATGACGACGATTTCGGCGAGTACGCTGAGGACGACGACGAGTGGTACTGCCCCGCTGGCTGGTACGAATGGAACGAACACGAGGAACGGCACTGGTCCGTCAGCGCCAAGCCGCTGCGCTGGATGCCACTGCCGGTCGCCGCAGCTACAGCAAAGGACAAGCCATGAGCATGGCCTACGTCCGGCGCACCTATGGCGTCCCGGCCAAGCGCGGCGGCCGCGTGCTCTACACCGGTTGCGGGGAGCGCGAATTCGGCACCATCCGGTCGGCCAGCGGCGGCCGACTCAACATCCAGCTCGACGGCATCAAGCACACCATGCCGTTCCACCCCAAGTGGGAACTGGCGTACGTCGCCACCCCAGGAGATTCCCATGCAACGTGACCTCATCCCCTGTCGGGTGTGCGGCAGCGAGAACCTGCACAAGTCCAGGCGCCGCGACATGACCGACATCTTCCGCGTCGGCTGCAACAGCTGCGGCATCCTCGTGGAGCACGATACGAAGGACGAAGCGGTCGCGCGCTGGAATGCGCTCGCATCTGCGCCAGTGGCAGCGCCGGTTCGGCAGGTGCTGGTGTCGCTTCCAGCAAGCGGCGCGGTTGCGTGGTTCGATGTGGATCTGGAGGCGTTCGAGCGGTGCGCGGCCGACGCGATCCACAAGACGCGAATCCTCTACACCGCCCCGGTTTTCGATCCCCAGGCACAGGTGGTGGCAGAGGCCGATGCCGATGCGTGGTTCGTCGAATGCAGGAAACCCGGCACCCGGATGACCTACGCCACCGTTGACAAAGACGACACGAGGCACTATCCGGTGGAACAGTGGGATTCCATCCAGAAGACCGCCATGCGCAAATGGGGCGCTCCAAACCCGGACACCGAACGCCTGAACTGGCTTGAACAGATGGTGGTCATGGTGCGCGTTCCAAGGCGCTACGGTTCCGGCGATCTCTTCTGCGCGGCGCCCCCGCTGGCCGAAGGCGACGAACAGCCAACGAGTGACCTGCGTGCGAAGGTCGATGAGGCCCGCGCGGGATTTCTACCCCCAGAGCAGCCACATGGAAAGGAAGGTGCGTGATGCTGGATCGTGCGCTTGCCATTTTCGGGCTGTTCCATCTGGCGGCAATGCTGCTGGGTCAGACAGACCTGATCGACTACCACCTCTACATCGGCCCGGACGCAACCGCGTGGCACACACGGGAGGCCGCCACCTCTGGAGAAAAGCCATGAGCACCGCTGACCAGACCCCCAGCATGCCGCCCCTGCCAGGCGCCCTGCTACCGCTCATCCGCGGCGCCGCGCAGTGCTCGGGCCCAGCCGAGGATGCCCAGATGGCCTACATCACCGCCGAGATCCACTCCTACGCCCAGGCCGTGGCAGATGAGCGGGAGCGGGAGGCGCTGAAGTTAGCCGGGCACGCCATCTCCGATCTCCAGTCGGAACTGGCCAGATCGGATTCGCCCATCAACGGCGAGTACGTGGCGGCCATGCACTTCGGGGATCGCGCCAGGGCAGCCATCCGTGCCCTGGCCCGTCCCACCCTCTCCCTCGCCGCAACGGATTCTCCATGAACCCAGCATGGACCGAGGACGAAGGACTGCTCGCCGTGGCCGCATTCCGCTACAGCTGCGGCCGGATGACGTACATGCCCGATGTGTGCGCGGGCTGGCTGATCCGGCACTGGCACGAATTCCCGCAGCGCGTGCGGACCATCGTGCAGCGCGACCTTGAGGAGGAGTTCAAACGAGACGATGAGGCCCGCGCAGAAGGCCGCGAATACAAGCCGCTCGGCCATGACTGCGACCGCAAGACCTGGGAGCGCGTGCGCGCGCTGTGGGCGCCGTAAGCGCTCCCAGGCCAGATGAGCCCGAGCCCGCAGATAGCGGGCTTTCTTTTTGGAGGCGAAGATGCCGTGCTATCTGCACCGCGTGTCCGGGCCGTCCCAAGCCGACTACGAGCTTTGGCAGCGGATCGGCTTTACGGGGACATGGGCCGACTACCAACATGCCAAGTCGCACACGGCCGGCCAGGTCATGCACATCTGCGGAGACCTGGGCGACCACTGCGCGGACTGCGCCGACTTCGGCGATTTCCTCTGCGACTTCCCGGTCGGCGAAGGCGCGACGTGCGATCGGCCGATGTGCCCAGCGCACTCGACCGAGATCGGCCCCAACACGCACTACTGCGCCACCCACCGGAGCATGTGGGAGGCCTATCGAGCGGCCGGCGGCGTCAACACCGAGTTGGCGCGCGTGGTCTCTTTCCGATGAACCCCGAGCCCGCCCCGTGCGGGCTTTTTTTCGACCGGAGAATCCCATGAAGAAACCCCTGGTGCCCCTGACCGAGTGGGCCGAACAGACCTACAGCGCCGCCATGAAGCCGTGCATCAACACTCTCCGCAAGTGGGCCCGGGATGCCCTGATTCAGCCCGCGCCGCAGCGCCACGGCCGCTCCTACTACGTCGATCCGGACGCGCGCTACGTCGCACCGGTTCGCCGTCGCCGCAAGGCATCCGCCTGATGGGCCGGCCGCGATCTGCGACCCGGCGCAACTGGCCAGAGGGTCTCTACCAGAACGCGGCCGGGTACTTCTACTACCGGGACGGCGACAGCGGGAAGACCTTCGGCTTGGGTCGCGACAGGGCGCACGCCATCACAGAAGCACGCGCAGCCTTCGCCAAACGCGCGGCCGAACAGTCGAAGTCGCTGCTCGAGCGCCTTGCCACCAGCGACGCACCAAGCTTGGCCGCCTGGATGGACGAGTGGCTTGAGCGGATCTCGCCGGGTCTGTCGAAGTCCACGATGTCGAATCACAAGGCGGCATTCCGCGAGCTGCGCGCGCGGGCGGGACACCTGCCGGTGTGCGACATCACGCCGAAGATGATCGCCGACGTTCTGGAGGTCTACACCGACTCCGGCAGGGCTCGCATGGCGGTCCTGATCCGCGCGTCGTGCATGGAGCTGTTCCGGGCAGCCGAGACCCGCGGGCACCTCAAGGTCGGGCAGAACCCGGTCACCGCCACCCGGGCCAAAAAGTCTGAGGTGAGGCGCGAACGGTTGACGCTTGAGACCTTCATGGCCATCCACGCGGCGCAGAAGAAGCCTTGGGGCAAGCGCTCAATGGAACTGGCCTTGCTGACCGCCCAGCGACGGCAGGACGTGGCAGCCATGAAGCGATCCGACGTGGTTGACGGTCACCTTCAGGTTGACCAAGGCAAATCCGGCGGCAAGACGAAGTTGGGCATCCCCATCTCCCTGCGGCTGGACGCGGTCGGCTGGACGCTTTCAGAGGTCATCAAGAGCTGCAGAACGCCGGGCCTGCTCAGCCATTACCTCTTGCATCACCGGACCAAGGGCGGCCGGCACGACGCCGGCGACCCGGTGGACGACGACACGCTCAGCGAGGCGTTCGCGGCCGCGCGCGACGCCGCAGGGATCAAGACGGCCGAAGGGCGAACTCCGCCCACCTTCCACGAGATCCGGAGCCTGGCGATCCGCCTCTACACCGAGCAGTACGGAAAGGAGTTCGCCCAGGCGCTGGCCGGGCACAAGGACGTGAAGATGACCGACCTGTATTCCGACGAACGCAGCCGGCAGTCAGTCCGCGTCATGGTCCCGGTCCCCGAATCGCAAACCGTTTTGGACAAATTTTGA